TAAAGAACAAAATAGTAATCTTTTAATCTTACAGTCTGAATATAAAAAATTAAATGATCAAATTAACGCTTGTAAATTAATTTATTCTTTACAAGATTGTGATTCATTTGAAGATTTATTTAGAAATGATCTTCATTTATTAGAAGATAAATTACATGCTATAACTATAGCTTTAAATAATTTAAATTAATATTTTATTACACACATTATTTTTTCCAATAATTATCTGATATATATATTTGTAAATGTTTATTTGTAAATGACTCCATTGGATAATCTTCAAAAAAATCATCCTCATTATCATATCCAAATAATTCTAAAATTGGTGGCAATTTTTTCATATACATTTCTACTATCTTTTTAGGAATTTTTTCTGTAATTTTATCAATAAATATAGATAACGGCGGTTCTGGTATATTATCTGTTAAATTTATTAACGTATACGCTTCATCTAACAAATTTTTATTTATAAGATACAATAAATCTAGTGTAAATTTATCTATAATCTTAACAAATGTATATGATTCTATTGCTTTTTTTTTTGATATCTTGTCAAAACCCATTATATTTTTATATGCAAAATCACGTATTTTATCTTCATGATCTTTTAATAATTTTTCAACTGCTTTTATTTTTATTTTCGCTATAAAATTTTGATTTTGTAAACAAAATTGCTTAAACTTTTTATTTGTATTACATAATTGAATTATATCTTCTAAACTTAATTCAGTAAATATATTATAATATATGTCTTTTGGTATTTTATTCATTATTATTATATTATAATATTTTTATATATTAGTAATCATCGGTAAACAGAAGGTTAAAATGCAATGATTTTAATAGACATAATACCCATTTGAGTTATAATATTAAAATCAATATAAAGTATCATAATGTTTATTTGATGTAAAACATTGGTAATGTACATTATTATATTTTTAAAAATTTTATACTTATTTAAGTTAAAATTTTTTAATTTTTAAATTACATTATATTAGATGATTACACTTTGCTGCGATCCAGGCTTGAGAAACTTGTCACTTTGTATTATGAATTCTGAATATAATATTTTATTATGGGATACATTTAATATATTAGATGGTGATGATTATCATTGTGAATCTTTATTTAAAAATGGAAAGTTATGTAATAGAAAATGTACAATGAAATATAAAAAAGATGACAATACATTAATTTATACTTGTAAGACACATTTTCCTAAAGGAATTAAGAAAACAAAACTTAATGATTTTAAAAAAAAAAGTATAGATGATTATCTTTTACAAGATATAGCTAATACTTTTATAAATAGATTGCAAGAAATATATGATCAAAATCCTGTATTTAAAACATTAACAAGTATTCTTATTGAATTGCAACCAAAGTGTAATCCCAAATCATTATTCGTAAGCCATATACTCTATGGTAAATTTGTGGAATTATATAAAAATACAATACCTATAAGATTTATTAGAGCGTCACAGAAATTAAAAGCATATACAGGTCCGAAAATTGAATGTAAATTAAAAGGAAAATATGCTCAAAGAAAATGGCTTTCGATTAAATACGGACAATGGTTTTTAGAAAATAAATTTTCACAAGAACAACGAGATAAATGGCTACCAACTCTTACAGGAAAGCTTGATGATAGAATGGATACATTACTTATGGTAATTAATGCTATAACTGGTATACCAAAAAAACAAATTACAAATAAAAGGGGGAAATGTATAAAATAATCCAATTCTGACGTATTTATTTTATTCTTTTTATAATATTGGATACTCGTTTTACATAACCTAAAGCATAATTAATACCAGATTTATAAATATTTATAGGTTTATAATAATAATAATAAAATACAACTTGATTATCAAATTTTACACGTTTGGCATTATTATTAGAATCTAAGCTGCGATTTAATTGTCTTGTTTCTGTTTGCGTTACAATAGTGTATTGTTTCATTTATTATATATATATTATTTAAATTCTCTTTTTTAACACGTTTAAAATTAAAATAAATTTAAACGTATATAATTAACTATGCTTATCAACGATTTTGAAAAACTTTCACTTCGTAAATTTAAAATTAAAAGCATTTTACCAGATGCAACAATACTTATACTCGGTAAGCGCAGGAGTGGCAAAAGTTTTCTAGCAAGAGATATCTTTTATCATCATAAAGATATACCATCAGGTGTAGTTTTTTCTGGAACTGAAGAAGCATCTCCGTTTTTTGGAGATTTCATCCCAGATTGTTTTATACATTCTGAATATGATGCAGATTTAATTGAAAGTATAATGAATAGACAAAAACGTAAAATAAGAGAAGCAAAAGGACAAGGTCTTTCCGAAACAGGAAAACATAAAAGTAATAATTTATTTATTGTATTAGATGATATGTTACACGATGCTGCAAATTGGAAAAAAGAAAAAACTATAAAAAGTATCTTTTTTAATGGTAGACATTACAACTTTCTTTTTATACTAACTATGCAATATGCACAAGGTATCCCGCCTGAACTAAGAAGCAACATCGATTACGTATTCATATTCAATGAACCATCTGTTGCTAATAGAAAAAGAATATACGATGCTTACGCTGGTATGATTCCCAGTTTCGAGCACTTTTGTAACATATTAGATGCTTGTACACAAAACCACGAATGTTTGGTCATAAAAACATCGGGTAACAGCGCTGATTTACGAGAACAAGTTTTTTGGTATAAAGCTGAAGCACATAGTAATTTCAGAGTAGGACATTCTAAATTATGGAAATTTCACTCGACAAATTACAATGAACGTTACGAAGAAGAAGATGATAAAGACAAAGAAGAATTTGATAAATTAAAACGTAAATTTGCTAAAACACGCAAGCTTAAAGTCATTGTTTCAAGACAAGGTGACATTGTTGGTTATAAACAAGACGATTAAAACATAATTTTACCAAGGAAAAAGAATATTAGTTCAAAAACTTATTTAAAAATAAAAATATAGTATTATTAATAAAAATATTAAAAATGTCTCGAATGATTCAACCTAAAACAATTAATTTTAACGAATTAGTTAAAAATTCCAACACAACTTTATCTCTTAATCTCGAGACTAAAATGATTAACATTCTTAATACTGAATTTACAGAGAAAGAACAACAATGGTATATAGCAAATCTATATATTTATATGAATTATCACCCAACAAATGATTATCCAATAAATCTTGAACATGTGTTTAAGATGATTGGGTTTGCGAATAAGGGAAATGCAATGAAAACAATTAAAAGTAATTTTGTAAAAGATGAAGATTATAAGTTGTTAATTATCCCTAGGGAAAAAAAACAAAATGCAAGTAGTTCTGGTGATGGAAAAGCAGGTCCTTCCACTAATAATTTAGGTGGCGCTGGATTAAATGAAGAAACTATTATTTTCCCTACGGAAAAAAATAAATTATTAGAAACACGTGGTAGAAAAAATGAAGATGTTATGTTAAATATAGATACATTTAAAAATTTATGTATGTTAGCTAAAACACAACAAGGAAAAGAAATTAGGAAATATTATGTAAAATTAGAGAATATTTATAATCAAATAATTAAAGAAGAAATAGAAAGTAAAGATAAATTACTAGAAGAAAAAGAACAACTATTAATTGAACAAGAAACTCAATTGCAAGAAAAAGACGAGACAATTAAACAATTGGAAAATAAACCAGAAACTTACGGATTTGAAAGAGTACCTGGATATATTTATTTTGTAGAAGATACTACAAAACCAGGCCATATTAAATTAGGATATGCTACTACACCAAATGATAGAGTGAGTTCATTAAATGTAAGTTCTAGCACTTATTCATTAAAAAACTTGGTAACATTTGAAACATTTGATAAAGAATTTGCTGAAAAGATTGTACATTATTCATTAAACCCATTTAGAATTAAAAATAGAAAAGAATGGTTTTATTTTAAAAATCAAAATGAAATGGTATACGCATTGAATACCATTAAAAGTTGTATAGAATTTATAAAAAAATTTGATATAATAGAAATTAAAGAAAAGGAAACTGTAAATTTACAACAATTTTTAATTGAATTAAATAAAGAAAATATTGAAAAAGCTAAACAAGTTAAAGAATTGCAAAAAGACAAACGAAAAATTATAAATAAAACTAATGCTGAAAAGGGCAAACATCGTTCAGGTAATTTTAAAGGCACCACTTTTGCTAAAGATAAACAATTATGGAAAGCTGAAGTTCAACATAATAATAAAAGAGTCTTTCTTGGATATTTTACTGATGAAATAGATGCAGCTAAAGTATATAATGATTATATACTTTTTCTTAACGAAAATGAAATGACAAACTTTTTGTTAAATGATATACCTGGGTATGTCACAGTACCTAGAAACATACCAGAAGAAAACAAACGAGAAAGTACAGAAAAGAAAACTTCAAAATATACAGGTGTCAGCTATGATTCTAAACGAAAATTATATGTAACTAGTATTAAACTATCTGGTAAAACTTACAATTTAGGAAATAATCATCAAGAAGTCGAATGTGCAAAATTATATAATCAACAAGCTCTATTTCTTAACAATACTTTAAATACAAAATATATATTAAACAATATCTCTAATTATATAACTGTACCAAAAGATTTTCGTAATGACATAATAAATAATAAAAATGATAAAAAATCAAGCAAGTTTTATGGTGTATCTATAACTACAACAAAAAAATGGGCCGCTAGTTATATGCTAAATAAAAAAAAAATACACATTGGAACTTTTAATACAGAATTACAAGCTTGTCAAGCATATAATGAAACGGTCAGTGAACTTAATAAAAATGGTTGTAATTACAACATTAATATAATTTAAACAAATCCTTACAATATTACTTGAGTATTATATTTAACTAATATAAAATTTAATTTTTTAACTATTCTTTTGATAATCCAATAGTCAATCCAACTAACTCCATATTTGTAAGCCTCATTGTTAAATTTCTGAATTTTATTTTTATATTTAAAAAATTTCTTTTCAAATTGATTGTCATTTGCATTTTCCAATTTCACAATATTATCCAAATAATCTATATTTTCTAATTTAATTACATTTTCTACAATTTTCACATTAACTATATTGTTCCAATTTTCCATATCATTTGTGGTCTCGTTTATGTTATTTGCGAAAGGCATTTACAATATATAAAGAAATATAAAATATTAAATTCAATTTTTTTTTATTATAATATACAAGTTTATCTGATTTATTTTATAATTTATAATTGAATTCTGTTATTAAATTACATCATTTTCTCGTAAATACTTCCAAGTCCTACTACCTATTTTTACACGTCTTTTAGTTAATGGATTTATTATCCAACCACCTTGAATTTCACCTTGAATTTCACCTTGAATTTCACCTTGAATTTCACCTTGAATTTCACCTTTACTTAATTCCATAGTATCTTGTGTGTTTAATTCTGTTCTACACATTGGACAAACATTATTATTTGTATCAATGTGTCTTTGTAAACAACTTTTATGAAAAGCATGATTACAATGTAATTGAAATTGGATGTCGTTGTTATCTGTATCTGTATCATAACAAATACAACAATTATATTCTCTATTTACAAAATCTTCAAATGTAACTTCTTCATCAGATTGTTCATTAAAATTTTCTGTAAAATCAATATAATTATAATAATTTTGTAAAGTTACAGATATTCTATCATAATCTAATGAATATCTTTCTATTTCAAAACATCTACTTTCATAATATCCAGCTGGATAAAATTCATTTAATACAGATAAATCTTTAAATATAGAATCTATATTTACCATCATATAATTATGAATAAAAGTATTAAATGTTTCTATCTTTTCTTGTTGCAAGTATCTAATTAAACAAGAAATCCAACTTTGATACATTACGTATACGGTATAACTTGTGTCATCTCTTCCTCCTGGTTCATACATATAAGGATTATTATCTAAAAAGGAATGAAATGTTAATAAAATAGTTTCTATACCCATACTAGATGTCCATTTTTCAAATTTACTATCACCCCACGTGTTTAAAATTGTTGCACAACATTTACCATTTTCATACATATTTGGATGTATACGAACACCATCGTAATTTACAAATGTAACTTCTGGTGGAGAATGAGGATAATTATCAGGTATTTTAAAATTTAAACGAATAAACTTATGCCTGTAAATACTATCAAAAGGAGCTTTGATAATAGCAAAAAGTTTATTAACATCGGCTTCATCATAATGAATTATATAGTCATTTTGTAATAATTCTCGTTGAGTTTGTTGCAAATACAATTGTCTTATTTCTTTTTGAAATCTTTTGTTTACAATCATTGTATAATATATAACTATTTATTTAAATAAAGAATCAATTTATTTCATTATCTAATTTTCAGTAATCACGAATATGATGTATTATATACTATGTATCAAATTTCGAGGCATCCTTTCAACGTAATACATTATGAGAATTCAATTTTGATTTTTTGTATTTGTTTTTAGAAAATGTCAAGCCTATACACACTTTCTCAAGATTACCTACTGCTCAAGAGAAAGAATAAGACAAAAATAAGCTCATCAAGATCTTTTTCTAATTGGATGATTTATACATTTTATATTAAAAAAATTTACTTTTTAGCTGCTAATTTACCACGTTTATACATATCATATAATTTTTCTTTTATCATCTTTTCTTTATGTTCGGCTTCTTCTTTTTGTTTTTGTGTTTGTTTTACAATTGTCTGATCAGGTATATATATAATATTATCTTTTAATTGAACACTCCAAGTAATATTTTGAGCAGTATTTACAAGCATTATATAATCTGGATAAGATACCTTCATTAATAGACCACCTGTACGGAATTGCCTAGTAGTTGTGTTATAATATTTTATCCAAGTTTTAAAAATAGGTAATTCTTCTAATATTTGTTTATCTCGAATTGATTTTAAAGGAATACAATTTTGTAATCGTTTTAAAATATCATCTCTTGTCAAATTATCTTGACGACTTCCATTAATTGGTTTTTTATAATTTGATTCTATTAAACGTTTATAAGCAACTTTACCACCTTGTTGCACTGTAGTAATAGTAGTATTTGTTGTAGTAGTTGTATTTTCTGTATCAGAATAATACTCATCATAATCATTTGGGTATTCAGATTCTGTAGCAGTTGATGTATTCTGCTTTTCAATTATATATTTTACCTTTGCTTTCATATTGAAATAATACAATAAATAAAAAGTTTCTCAATTTTTATTTATTTCATTATATATATATGCTATATTATATATACAACATCATTTATGATTTTTTTTATACAGACATTAGTGTCAATGAAGTAATACCAGGGTTGTGGTTAGGTAATTATAAAGCAGCTTTAAACATTGATTTTTTAAAACAAAACAAGATTGATTTAATTATCAATTGTACACCAAATATTCCTTTTATAATAAGGAAAAATATAGAAACATATAGAATTCCTGTAAACGATAGTTTATTAGAACGGGATTTTATATTAATGGAAAAATATTTTAAGATAGTTATACCAATGTTATTACGAAAATACACTATTGAAAATAAAAAAATATTAATTCATTGTCATATGGGCAAACAAAGAAGTGCAATTTTGACAGCAGCATTATTAAAAGTTTTAATAGATAACAATTATATTAGTTTACCAGAAATACCAAAAGACATAGGTAGTAAAAAACAATTTGAATATATTTGCAATTATTTATTATCAAAACGTCACCAAGTATTTACATATGGTTTACGTATTAACTTTGAACCAACTTATAAACGTTTTTTTAAAATTTTTTAATATTTTATTTTATATACAAATAATATATAATATACAATGTCTGACACTCCTAAATTAATAGAAAATTATGGCTATGTACCATTTTATTTATTTCAATGGATTGTTTTATTTTTACAAATATACATGATATACAATTATAAAACTGTTAACGAGTCGTTTGATAAATATTTTGATAACAGTGATAATCAACAATATATTAAAAAATTTATTTTAACTTTACCTTTCTTATCAATGGTTTATTATGATATCAGATATAGTAGTTTTTCTTTGAAAAATATGGGAGTAGACCCAGTATATAACGATACTATAAAACAAATTTTAAATATTCTAGGATCATATGCTATCATACAAATTTTAAGTCAAGATACTGGCTTAAAAACTACGATATTACAACGTGATTTTATGCAAACACATTTATTATTTATATTTATTTCTATAGGTATGGCTTATAGTGTTACACAAAATAGATCTCAATCTATTCTCGCTCTTATTTTATATTATCATTTAAAATATGTTATTGGAAATAATGTAACATATGATTAATAAATATTTTACAACTTTTCTACAACTTTTTATTCTAATTATAATATAATGGAAAGTGTATCAAGAATTAAGAAATATTTAAATTATATTAAATATTATAAAAAATTATACTCGTTAAAAGATCGATCAGGTAATTATATTTATAAAACTAACCAATCAATGTTTAATAAAAAAAAAATATCATCAGGGATTGAAGGTACAGTATACAAATCTAATTTTAAAAATACAGGGTATAAAGGGGGGTATAAAGGGGGGTATAAAGGGGGGTATTTATACAAACGAATAAGATCTCTTGTTGGGTTTTTTGCAATAAAAACAATAAATTTAAAACGTATACAACAACAAAAAAATATACATGAAACAATGTTAAATACTCTTCCAGAAAATGTGTACAAATTATTTTATAGTACAGATTCTTATAACAAACCAAGTTTAATAGAAATTATATCTAATACTTTAACAAACCAACTTGTATTTCAGAAAATTTGTCCGCATTATATTTTAAATTACAATTGGGATTATCACAATAATAAAATAAGATTATACAATGAATATGCAACACATGGTGATTTTTATTCGTGGAGCAAAGGCGAACACTCTGACGAATTATGGTACAATGCATTATTCCAAATAATGGTTGGACTATTAGCTATTAAAAGATATTTTAATATGATACATACAGATTTTCATTTAGGAAATATATTAGTAAACAAGGTCACACCTGGTGGTTATTGGGTATACAAAATAGATGGACATAATTTTTATTTACCAAATCTTGGTTTTGTATTTTTATTATCAGATTTTGGATTTGCATGGATACCTAATAAATTACAAATACCATGGCATTATACAAATACTCTTCGTTTTATTACAACTCGAGGTATACATTTTTATGATATTTTAACATTTATAACATCTATAAAAAAATTATCATTACCACAAAAATTTTCTAAAACATTACTCGAAAATTTCAAACAAAATACCCACCTTGTTTTTAAACGCACTTATTATAAAAAACGATTAGATTATTATAAAAGTAAATCAAATAATAAATCTAAAAAATATAATGATAAAATAAAATATTACAACGAAATTGTAAAAAATTATCCCAAATATAAAAATGTAAAAAATAATACATTAGTTACAAAAATATTTGATATTTTTTACAACCAATACAAATATAAAACCAAACACGAAAAATGTATAGAAAAATATTCCTTAGATAAACGCTTTGTTAAAAATAAACTCAACAAAGTATTTCAAAAATTAATTATTTAATATTCTTAAATATATATCCATTTGTTACAATCTACACAATCATCTTGCATAATACACTCTGGTAAATCTTGTTCCCACTTTGGTATTACATGTTTTATTATATATTCAATCCTATGATTTAATATAGATTCACTGTATCCAAGTTTCTTTTTAGCATCATATAAACAAGTATAACCACTATGACATTTAGTATCAATATAATAACCCAAGGCATAACAAGTACTACCACAATTACCAGTATATATAGGATCTGCATTATGTCCAAAATGATATATGTTTTCATTGTATTTTATATTACCACCTTCATTTACTAAATTATTAACTAAATCTAAATAATGACTATCACCTGGTGATGCAAACGTTATTGCTCGTTTATTATACAATATACTCGATACACTTGCTAAAATACCTCCTAATGAATGTCCTGTAAATATTATCTTACTGTTTTCAAAATCAATCATACCTTTTACTCTTTCAATTATACTTTTCACTATATTTATATAATTTAATTCAAAATTTAAGCTAGTATTATAACATTTTTTACAACAAGTATATTTATTAGTATCATTACATAATTTACAATTTTCAAACAAATTACTTTGCTTATAAAAACAACACGAAAAAAATAAATTATCATTGTATTTATCATTTGATGATATAGATTTTATATCGTTTTCAATTTTACAAGTATCTTCTTTCACATTTAACACATTACTTACATTATTATTATCAAATGTATCCCAATATAAACTAGTTCCCTTAAATGATATAACACCTATATCACGTTGTTTATTTGTAAAAAAATACGCTTTTACAGTATCATTTGATAAACTTATATCAACAACTTCATCTAATGTTGTATTTATCCAATTCGTACTAGTCATTTTATAATATACATTATGCGACATAACTGACATTTCATATACTGTATTATAATCTATATTTGTAAACAAACCATTCACATAAGTTAACACAAATAATATATACATTTATTAATTATTATAAATTTAATATTAATTAATAAACACAATCTTCAATTTAAATTTTATTAAACCCAAAATCTTTTTCTTAGCAAAACAAATGGTTCAGTTGATTCAGTAGTTGTTTCAGTTGATGTTTCACTTGATGTTTCAGTTGATTCAGTAGTTGTTTCAGTTGATGTTTCAGTTGATGTTTCAGTTGATGTTTCAGTTGATGTTTCAGTTGATGTTTCAGTAGGTGTTTCTTCTGGACAAGGAGTTGGTTCTGGAATAACAATATCTCTAGAAACTTCTGAAATTGGTGTTTCTTCTGGACAAGGAGTTGGTTCTGGAATAACAATATCTCTAGAAACTTCTGAAATTGGTGTTTCTTCTGGACAAGGAGTTGGTTCTGGAATAATAATATCTCTAGAAACTTCTGAAATTGGTGTTTCTTCTGGACAAGGAGTTGGTTCTGGAATAACAATATCTCTAGAAACTTCTGGAGTAACTTCTTCTGGACAAGGTTCTTCAGTTACTTCAGGAATTGGTTCAGGGATAATGATTTCTCTTACATTTGTACAAGGTGCAGTTTCAGTAAAAGTTTCAGTAAAAGTTAAACTAGAAATTTCAGTAAAAGTTTCAGTTAAAGTTTCAGTTAAAGTTTCAGTTAAAGTTTCAGTTAAAGTAGAAATTTCAGTAAAAGTTTCAGTTAAAGTAGAAATTTCAGTAAAAGTTTCAGTTAAAGTAGAAATTTCAGTAAAAGTTTCAGTTACTGTTACAGGTGGTAAAGTTACAGTTTTTGTTTTATAACAATAACGTGATGGTTTACTAGGTAACATTGGAATAGTAATATCTCTAATATTTGTTGTAGTAGTTGCATTACGTTTTACACACAATGTTGTATTTTTATCAGTACAAGCAAAAACAGATGAAGTTAAAAAGGTTAATAATGATACAAATTTAAACATTTTTATAATCTATATTGTTTATATTTTTAAATCAATTTTTTTTAAAAGTAAAACAAATTATTATATATATTTATATTTCATATATTTATCTATAAATTGTTTATTTCCTGTTTGTTTAAAATAAATATTATTATAAAATTCAAACTGATTACCACCGATATAACAAATTCTCCATCCATCAGATGCAGCATTCATAATAAACAAATATTTTAGTAAAAAATTTAATAGTATATTACAAATGTACATTTAATAGAATCTTATAAAATAAATATAAAAAGTAAGCGTGAACGCACAAATTATCATAATTATTAACTTAAAAATAATATATAATATAATTATAGTATGAGAAAAAAAAGGGATACTTATGGATTACCCACGTATTCGAAAAAAAATACAAATAATAAAAATAAATCAAAAAGTCAGCGTTCTATATTACATAAACACGAAAGTAAATTACAAGAATTTTTAAATCGAGATGATAAGTTACGAGTATTAGACTCTAAAATACAAACGTTAGAATCTACAATTAAAAAACAAAGTGAAGAATACAATAAATCTAAATTATCTAACAATGAATGTCGATCTAAATTATCTAACAATGAATGTCGATCTAAATTATCTGATCTTTTAAAAACAAATAAAGATGAATTAGAAAAATTAAAAGAAGAACGTAATATAATTGCAACCAATAAAGATCAATTTGATTATATATTAGAATCTACATATATTATACAAGAATATATAGAATTAGAAGAAAGAGAACAAAAATTATTAAATGTCAACGATCTTTCTGATGAAAATAGTCTTGAATTAAACGAAATTAATATAAAAAAAGTAGAAGTTGTAAATGCATATCTTCTTAAATTTGATCCAAGTTACAGTCCATCTAAAAATTTTTTTAAACACGACTCTGTTTTTTGCAAAGATTGCAATGTCGTATACAAAACTGAAAAAGGATTTCTTGTATGTACAAATTGCGGAACATGTACAACAACCGTTGAACAAGCAACCGAATTATCATACAAAGAACTACAAGAATTCGATTACAGACCACAATTTACCTATGATAAAATGACACATTTGGAAGATTGGTTACGAAGATTTCAATCTAAAGAGAATCGTAGTATCCCACAGGAAATATTGGACAAGGTGATTTTAGAAGCTAAAAAAGAAAGAGTTAAAGATTTAAATATCCTTACCGAAGACAAGGTAAAAAGATATCTTAAACGATTAAATCTAAACGATTATTATGACAATGTAATTGGAATTATAAACAGACTTAATGGTAGACCACCATTTACACTTACATCAGAAATAGAAGATAAAATAAAGATGATGTTTCAACAAATACAAGACCCATATGATAAATTCAAACCATCTGGACGTAAAAACTTTCTTAGTTATAGTTATACTCTTCACAAGTTTTTTCAAATTTTGGGATTACACGAATTTGCTAAATACTTTCCTCTTCTTAAAAGTACTGATAAATTACGTCAACAAGACGATATTTTCAAAAAAATAGTAGGGTTTATGTCTGAAAAAGACCCCACTACAAAATGGGTATTTTACCCAAGCATCTAATTTAATTAATCCTTTTATTTTTCGTTCAAAATCTTATTTAAAAATAAAAGAATTTATCATAATATTACAATATGAATCAGATTATTAAAACAGAATGTGTAGATTTTAAAGCTCTCGTATCAAAAAATTCAAATATTTCATTAAATGTACAAACTAAGATGATTACAGAACTAGATAAAACATTTACAGAAGAAGAAAGTCGATGGTATATTGCTAATTTTTATGTTTACATGAATTATCACCCAATATATGACTTTCCAATAAATCTTGAAAACGTATTAAAAATGATGGGATTTGCGCATAAAAAGAATGCAAAACGAACACTTGAAAATAATTTTACTAAAGATGAAGATTATAAAATCACCTTGCTCCCTAGGGAGCAAAAACAAAATGCAGGCAGATGCGAAGAAGAAATTATGTTAAATATAGATTGTTTTAAAAATCTATGTATGATGATAAAAACAGATCAGGGAAAAGCGATTAGAAAATATTATGTAAAATTAGAAAACGTTTACAATAAAATTATTAAGGAAGAAATCGAAAATCAAAAATTACAATTAGAAGAAAAAGAATCACAATTAGCGACTACACGACGAGAACTGACAAAAGAAAAATCTTTAAGAAATAAAATGCTTAATCGAAGGTGTTTTGATGCACCTGAAGGTGAATATATTTATATTTTTCAAGATAATCTTAACGATTCTAATTCCATATTAAAAATTGGACAAACTAAAAATTTAATACTAAGAGAACAATATTATAGTAATATCAACAAATCTGGAGGTATTGTTTTTTACAAAAAATGTATAGATTGTAGTTTAATTGAAAGATTATGTCATCATATGTTGGATAAATTTAGAGAAAATAAAATGCAAGAATGGTTTAATGTAAGTCTAGATTTTGCAAAACAAACCGTATCAACTATTATAGCATTTTTTGATTCTAAAAATATAGAATCTTTAATCCCAGCTATAAATACAACTATAAATACAACTATAAATACAAATGCAAATACAAATGCAAATACAAATACAAATACAATAGACAATGAAAATGTAGAAATAAATAACGCTACCTTACAATTAAACGGTACAGCTAACATTGTAGATAAATCAAATGATTTTACTGGATTTTTAGATACGTGTTGTGAAATAAATCCTGATTTTTTTACAGCAAAAGAAGAATTAACTCGAGCTTTTAGAATATATACTAAAACAACAACTGAAAAAGTTACAAAAGAAAATTTAAATATTTTTTTGCAAAATAAATTTAGATCAGGAGTAGAATTTTATGAAAATATTAGAAGAAATGTCTGGAGAGGATTTAGATTACGTCCATTAGCATTTTCTGTAAATGACCCAGATAATATTCAAGATTATGAACAATTTATTTTGGATAAATGCCAAGTAAATTATTTAAATAGAATCTCATATGTTGATTTTTTTGAAGCATTCGTATTATATAAAAAGCAAAACAACCCCGATTATATTCTAACTCATCCCATTAAACAAAAAATACAAATGTACGTAACAGATAAATTTGCAAATGGTCGTGTTCATTTAAGTGACCAATGCAAAGCAAAACATTTATTTGGAGTTTTAGGTTTAAGTTTACAAAACATATCTGGATTAAAACAATCTAAAAGAACTTGTAAAAGAGTATTACAAATTAATTCTGAAACAGGAGACTGTATAAATACATGGGATTCTTTAACTATTGCTGCAAAAGAATCTGGTATACCAAGAAGTACATTGTCAAGCATTATTAATTTACAAACGATTAAAGACAAATGTACATTTAAATATATTTAAAAAATATTATATCATATTTTAAATATTAACAATTTTATTGATTAAACTTTTTCTTTTTTAATTTATTTATCATTTTATCAAATGGATTTCTACTTTTTACACTACTTATAGTTTCAGATATACTTTTAGTTTCTGATATACTTTTTACATCATCCATATCATTATACATAATTAAATTGTCTGGAACTGTATATTGAAATGGCTCTATAAATGGCTCTATATATGGTTCTATTATGTCTTGAACTATGTCTTGAACTGTGTCTTGAACTGTGTCTTGAACTGTGTCTTGAACTATGTCTTGAACTGTGTCTTGAACTGTGTCTTGAACTATGTCTTGAACTGTGTCTTGAACTATGTCTTGAACTATGTCTTGAACTGTGTCTTGAACTATGTCTTGAACAGTGTCTTGAACTGTGTCTTGAACTGTGTCTTGAACTGTGTCTTGAACTGTGTCTTGAACTGTGTCTTGAACTGTGTCTTGAACTGTGTCTTGAACTGTGTCTTGAAGTGGTTCCTGTATAATTTCTTGAATTGGTTCTTGAATTGGTTCTTGAACTGTGTCTTGAAGTGGTTCCTGTATAATTTCTTGAATTGGTTCTTGAATTGGTTCTTGAATTGGTTCTTGAATAATTTCTTGAATTGGTTCTTCTTGAATTGGTTCCTGTATAATTTCTTGATTTGATTCTTGACTTGTATTTTCTATAAAATTAGGAAAAGGTAATGCATTAAAATTATTAATACTATTTGACAGACGATCTAACAATAATTTTTCGTCGTTTACAGTAGTATTATTTAGAGTATTATTTGGAGTATTTTCATTTAAAATATTAATTGGCATTTTTCCTTGTTTGCTAGATCGTCCGAGTTCCTAATGGTGGTGTCTACGACGACCGTGATGATGTCTATCTTTTAGTTCAAAATACAGACTTTTATGTTCAGTGGATCGTAAAGCATCACGTAATCTATCAGATTCTTGAGTACTTAATGCACATTTAATACTTGCTTCAGAATCAGCAATCTTGTCTTTAAGTGAACTATATTCAAAGGCCATTTGTTTAGCAAGATCTCCCTTGTTTTTAAGAGCTTCAATTTGAATTTGTGCTGTATTGTCACTTGCTTGTTTAGCAAGTATTGCATATTGATTTGTATTGGACAAAATTGTTTCAGCCTTACCTTGGTAAACATCCTTTGTAAGATTTCCAAAGTTTGACCAATTTTTATCATTACTAGAAGTAAGATATCCAATAAGTTCATTTGTATTTTTTTGTGCTTCGATACGTGCCATAGTTACTGCATCATTGACACTTGCTTGAGCTCTATAAATAGATTGATCAGTTGCCATGGCAGTTCGGTAAAGATCTTCGTCAATTTTACCTGCTGTTCGTTCAGTTGCCAAAAGATTATCAGATGCTCCCCTTCCTACAGAATCATTTAATAAGGCAGAAGTTCTATAAACAGTCTCCTTAACTCCTGCACCTTGATCTTTAATACTATCATTTAATAAATTAAAGTTACGGTTTTGTCTGTTTTCATTAGCATATTGTGCTCGATCTTGTACATCCAAGATTTCTTTTGTTTGTCCGTATTGTGATTTTAATGCCTCAACATTTTGATAACTTTGGGTTTTTAATAAGTCCCCGTCGACTTTTCCGATTATATCGGCTAAATATTGCGTTTGGTCGTAACTAGCTTTTAATTGGGATGGATCCATTTTTATAACTTGTATTGTTATACATTTCATCAAGAAAAAAAAAATTCGTAAATTCCGAACAAAATGTTTTATTTAATTAATTTGCGTTAAATTGTATTTTTGTTTTAATTGTTTAAATTACATTAATTTAAAATATTACCTTATTTAAAAATAACAGTTTATATACGTATACAGTGCATTTGAAGCATATCCTTCATAGTTCGAATTCTGTGCATTTTTTTATAAAATCAAACCATAATTGCGTATTAATCGTATATTTTTTTTTATTGTTTATTATAATACAGTCAAATGGATAATGAAAATTATATCTCTCCTAATAAAATCACAAAACAATACGATATTACATCTGGTACATTAAGAAGATGGTCGGAAGCTGGTAAAATAAGATGTTTACGTCCTAATGGTGGAAAACGTATTTATAACATTGAAGATATTAAGAAAATTTTTAATAAAGAAAACAAATTGGAAGAAAAAAATGGAAATCAGAAATTAGTTGAAAACGAGTTACCAGATAACTTGAAAACAGTTTTTGATAATCTGAAAAAAAATATTTCTAATGATAATACTAAAGATTCAATTGATTATATAGAAACTGAAATTAATGTATTAATGACATTAATCAATAATATCAAGGAAAATCAAAATAATTAAATATAAATTTATCTTTTATTAATTTACAATAAATTAATATCAGTGATAATTGGCATAGTATCAGTTCTACATATAACACAATTTGTTTTACCAGATATAGAATATAATCTACTCCAACACACCGAATGAACAGCATTATAACATTCATATTTACAACAAATAGTCATATCATTTTCATAATCTATATTATCTAAGCAAATTGGACAAGTTTCGTTTCTACCAATATTACAATCCTTTTCCTTTAACCAATATTCTGCTATAAGAGAATTATAATTTTCAACAGACCATTCGCAAGGATCTAAACAATCAAATTTCTTAGATCCTAACCAATAAATATGTTTACAAGTACAGTTTCTTAGAGTAAAATCAGGGCAACTACATCTTGAATTTATATAATCATATTCTTTCCAAACTTCTACAGTATAAATTTTATTTGAAGCTCCTAAAATTTTACAATATATTCCTGATACTAAAATATCATTTACATAAATAATATCAGCATCTATTAAAAGAATTCTTTCTGTTAAACTTTTTAAACGTCTTTTATAATCATTCATCTGTGTGTACAAATAGTAATTTTAAAAAATTTTAGTTTTTTTTTAAAAGTATTTTAAGTTTTTATTTACTATATTAACTGGTCTAATTTTTGAATAGCGTCATTTATAGAATTATTAATATTAGTAATTTCTTCTATAGATTGTCTTATTTGTTCTTCTAATAAAAATTGATGTTTTATAATTTCATTTTCAAAATAAATAGAATTCAACTTGACATCTATAACGTCAAATTTACCATTTGTATTTTCACCAAGTGTTTGAATTATACTATTTAAATTGTCTAGTTTATCATCTATAGATCGATTGATATTTTCAAACAATGTTAAAATTTTATATACATCTTGTTCAGTTTCTGTCTTATATTTTATTATTTCATTTTTTAATTGTTCTATAACAGGTATAGAATTTATAACATTATTTGATTTTTCTGATAAAGATAGATTTGTTATAATTGTTTGTAAATTATTCATAATATCAAGTTTATATTTATTAAAAGTATCATGTATATTCATAACAAATTCGTCCCTTTCAATTTTATTTTTATGCCACATTTCATTTGTATTTTCTTTATTTTTTTCATCAAGTTTTATTGTTAAATTATCAACTAAATCTGTAAATTTTGATTCTAAATAATCATGTAATTCTTTATAAACTAAAGCTTCTTTGGTTTTGCAATTACAACACCCTTGTAAAGATTGTGAATCTAAATTAGTGTTTAAAATATCCAATTTATTTTCTAGTTTTTTTATATTATTCATCAAATCAATATTACTAACTTTTTTAAACATTTATGTTAAATATACACAAGTTATTTTATTATAATCTTTAACGAAATTTATCTATATATAGGTATTAATATACAATTTGCGTTAAAACGACTATAATATTTTATTAATGTTTATTAAGAAATGTCAAATAAGAGTAAATCTATAGATTATTTATTTGAAGATCCTGAAATTCCAAGCCAAAAATATGCTTTAGTAAGTATAGTCGGACCACATATGCCACAAAAATGTGATGTATGGGGATTAAAAATTAGAGGGACCACAGATTCAGTAGATAAGGCAAAAAGTTTATGTCAACGATTATTAAGATTAGATAATAATTATGATATTTATACAGTAGAAGTTGGTAAATTTTTTCCATTAGCTGTTGAACCTACTGCAATTAATGATATTGAATATCAAAATGATCAATTAAATACATTAGTAAAAAGTTATTTAGAAAATAAAGAAAGTGCAAATGAAATGTGGCATAAAAGAAAAATAGAAATGATTGACCAAGCAATTAAAGAAGGTAAAAATCAAGAAGAATTTTCAAATAAACCAGAACACCCTATTGCTATTTTACAAAGAATTCATAATTATAAAGATTCTATTGCAGAAACAGAACGATCATTAGAAACTTTAAAGAACAATTTAGAAAGTTCTCAAGAAAAATTTTCTAGTTATACACAAGAAGAGCGTGAAAATGCATTAAAAGAATTTCAAACTATTATAGAAAATAACAAGGGTCCAAGTCCTCAAGACCAGCCATTTACAGTAGAAGAAATTAGTAATATCCGTCCAGACGAAACAGTCAATGTAGATGTTATAATACAAAGAATAAAAATATTAGAAGAAGAATTAGATGAAATGATGGAATTTAAAAAATCTATTTCACAGACAGCTGCTCCAAGAGGATATGATAAAATTTCATCAACTATTACAGATATAGAAAATGAATTAACAAGTTTAAAAGAAAAATTAAATAATAAAGATCTTGTTAATAATTACATTAATGAAAATTATACAGAATCAAAATATCACTTTGATTAAATAAATGTTACTTTTTAGTTTTATAAAAGATTAATTTATTTTATAAATATAATATAATATGAATGATACAAAACGTCCATCTGATCCAAACAATATAAATGTCCAGTCCAACAACTTTGTTTTACAGTCCTTTTTAAAACTAGTTTTAAGATATATATTAGAAGGTTTAATTATCACCCTAACAGCATATTATATACCATTAATGTATAAAACATCTCTTCGCAAACCAACTTTTAATGAAATCTTTTCTATCGGTTTAACTGCATCATTAACTATGGTCATTTTAGATTCCTTTTCTAAATCTACAGCATTTGGTGTAAGATTAGGAACTGGTATAGGTATAGGCAAGAATTTAATCACTTTATAATCACATCACTTTATCACATCACTTTATCACATCACTTTATCACATCACTTTATCACTTTATCACATCACTTTATCACTTTATCACATCACTTTATCACTTTATCACATCACTTTATAATCACATCACTTTAAACGTGAAGTCTTGTATTACAAATACTCGAATTGTGAACAACCATTTCTTTAGTTTTATAATCGTTCAATTCTACAAATACTTTATTCCAATCATCATCTGTTATTTTATTATAACACTTTAAATATAAAATAGAATCTATTGAAAATCTATCATATTCATCTATTGAGTATGTAGTAAAAATTTGATTGGATTCTAAATTAAATTTAACAACCTTCATTAAAATATATTTCAAATATATATTTTAATTTTTTAAATTAGATTTAATTTACTATTTAAATCATTTTACTAGAATTAATGACAAATGGATTATTAGAAAGTTGAGAATGTACTAAATCAGGTTGAAATCTATTATTTTCAACTACACCATTATCTTTTCTATGTTTTATAGTAGTTCCTACTTGTTCTTTACTAGGAATATGTTTATAGTCATTTGTAATTTTAGATCTACTATCTTGTTGTTCTTTTAATAACATATTATCAGTTAGTTTTATATCACCTTGAGAATCTTTTCCAGACACAATTTGAAATTGTTGAGGGCCACTAGGACGTTCTCCCATTAAAAGTTCTTGTTTATTATCTCTAATAACTGCATTATCATATTTTGTTCTCGATGCTGTTTCACTTGCATAACCAGCATTTCCTTTGTATTCATAATGAAGTGCATTTCTAACCCGTTCTGGATTTTCAAAAGTAGAATGTACAATTGCATTTTTAATAATTTTACCAGCATTTGTAACATAATTACTACTATTATTCGTAACTAACTCCTTACCTGTTGTTTTTGCTTCATATTTATTAACTATATACCCCATACCATCATCCTTATGTACTTGTCCCTTATATTTATTTTCAACAAGACTTTGTTTTTGCGTAGCTTTTGCTGTAATATCAGATATTCCTGCATTATAAGCAGAATTTGATCCTTTATTATATGCTGTACTAACTTGTCCATTACTTTCATACATTGTAGTTTCCTTTAATGTTTTACGAATATCATCTTGAGGTTTTATTGTAGGACCAGCAGCATTTGATACCTTTGCGTTAAGTAAATGACTCTTATCACCTGTAGTTGCTCTTTCTGATTCATATTGTTTCATAGAAGATCTACCATAATCCGCAGTATTCTGATTATTTAAAATTGTACCATTAATATTTCTAGAATAATCACCTTCATAATTTTGCCTCTTAGGTTCTTGAAATAATGCAAATGATAATTCAGAACTATTATCTACACCTAAACGTTGAACACTACTTTTAATTTGACTATTACCACCACCATAATATTCCATATTATAACTTTCCCTTGAAGATGCTTTCATATTTTCAGAATAATCTTCTCTAACTCGTGGAGCTGTAAACTCACCTGGACCATTAAATCTATAATCATTTTCAAAAAATGTATCAGGTTTATTTTTAACCACTTTACCGTGTATACCCCTTACTTCACCTAGTTGACCAAATATAGTTCTACCTTTATATGTCTCCTTTGGTTTATTACCAGGACGCAATTCATTCACATCTTTGTATGTAGGCCTTATATTATTATCTATTGTACCAGCCTTTTGTGCAGATACACGAACTTGTTCAATTGGTTTTTCATTTTGCCTATACAAAGATGGTATATATCTATCTGTATCAACTTGTGTAGCAAACACTGGATTACCATATATATTTTCAGGATTTTTATCATAAAAACTTTCAGTTTCCTTTTTATGTTTAAAAGTTGATGTATTACCTGTATGATTATCTAATAATGACTGATTAGAAAACATTTCCACATTTTGTTTCGTATTACTTCCAAAAAAAGGAACCATATTAGCGTGAGATTTTTCAAAAGGCTTATTTGTTAATAAATTTATTTGTGCATCTTGATCTTCATTAAATGACAACGAAAAGTTTTGTGTATCTGTCGTTTCCCTACCTACGTATTTCTCTAAAGGCTTAAACATTGGCATAGTATCAATCTTATCCTTAGAACTACTACTTTCCTTTACATTTTTAAGACGGTTAATATCATTCAACTTACCTAATTGTTCAGATGATAATCCAGTAATTTCAGGTGCTAGTATAGGTGATAATAAAGAATCATTTCCTACTACACTATATGTATTATATAATGGTGGAATAAATCCAGTATCTGATGGGTTTTCTGCTGCCTTGTAATTTTGTAAAGATCTTTTTAAAATCTCATCGTTTGCTTTATTTACCACATTAGATGTATAAATTGTTTTACCATTTGGTTTATCAAATTCTTCTATTTTTTCTCTTACAACTTCTGTAGCTCTAGGATTTCTACCATCTCTACTAAAAAAATATCCAACCAATGTAGTTAACCCTATTAATGGCAATGTTAAATCACTCATATTATATTACAATTTGTAAAGAAATAAAGTTTAATAAATTAAACACTAAAAATAAAAAACTTCATAATACCTTTACCCTTAATTATTTACCTAAAATCTTAATTCATTTACCTAAAATATTAATACCTTTACCTAAAATCTTAATTCATTTACCTAAAATATTAATACCTTTACCTAAAATCTTAATAATTTACCTAAAATATTAATACCTTTACCTAAAATCTTAATTTTCATTTACCTAAAATATTAATACCTTTACCTAAAATCTTAATTCAATTACCTAAAATTATAATTCAATTACCTAAAATTATAATTTATATTTTTTATATTTATTCCCAAGAAAGTAATCGTTTAATAACTGATTTATCCAAGCTATAAATCTTTTGTTGAACATCAATAAAACCAATAGGTTTATTTGTCTTTTTATATTGAGCATGTAATTGTCTTAATGTTCTGTAAAACATATTATCATCTTTTACTTCAATTACGTGTTTAATATGTGAGTCAACATATAATTTGTATACTGTCTTGATTAATTTTAATAATGATGCTTTAATAAACGTAAACATAAAATTATGTTCATTATAGAATCTCTCCAATAATTGAAGAGATTCTGGTTTAGAAAGCAATTCCAAATATCGCATTCTAATTTGAGGAACATTTCCTCGAATAGATTTTATAATGCTATACATATTAAAATCATATTTGTACAAATTCCATTCACGAGTACTCGTTTCAAATACTTTTACTACAATACCTCTTTTAAATTTACAATCAAAATCAGCTAAATTATCTGACAACATATTAAAATCATATTCGTTCATTAATTTTGGCCTTTTAATTCCATATACATTTTTAAATTGATTAGTAAAATCTTCAAATTTTTCTTGATTATGAACTCTTGAAATATATACAAGCATATTAACGGTATGTTTTACAACAATACGATTTTCACGATGTAATAAGATAAACATATATGTAAAATTAGGATCCATTGTAGATAAAAGACCTTTGTCAAATGTTTCCCAAAACATCATATCAAAATTCTTGTTACTAGTCCAAAAACTATCAGATGCATCTATACATCTCGTAGTTGCTGTACGCCAAACACCACCATAATTATACAATCTAACAAGAGTACCATCTTCACAATATTCTATACGAATAGTATCATTCTGTTTCACTAAATCAACAACTTTTGAAAAAGAATCCAATTCTTGAATTTTACTATGAGACATACATACAACCTTTTTTGTCTGTTTTTCAAAAATAATACCATTGCATTGTCTCTTTAATTTTTCAATATTAAGATCACCTAAATCAACTTGTTGTTCAGTTTCAAGATCTCCTAAATCAACTTGTTCAGTTTCAAGATCTCCTAAATCAACTTGTTCAGTTTCAAGATCTCCTAAATCAACTTGTTCAGTTTCAAGATCTCCTAAATCAACTTGTTCAGTTTCAAGATCTCCTAAATCAACTTGTTCAGTTTCAAGACCTTCTTGATTCTTATTTTTAACAGTATTTTTTATATTTTCGTTAATATTTGCAAGTAGATAAAGCTCATTTTCAGATACATTTTTCTCTTTTACACAAATACCAATAGATTCACAATTTTCTTTTACTACTTCAAAAGAATTTTTAGAAACCATTTCACAAACATCAGAAATATTAATAATAGACATCATATTCAAATAATAAACTTTATATTTTAGTTATTTTAAAATATAAATTCAATTTTTTATTATTACCAAAATCAAGTGAATTTAATAAACTTATCAATAGTATTACCAACGGTAACTGTACTTTTTTCAATTTGTGATAATCTATTTCTAGCATCTTCAACACGTTTATCATCCAAGTTATGTGTTTTTGATTGCATTTCTACAAATACATTTTGATTAACACGTTTTATATTTTGTATATCAACTTCTTCAATATAATCTTTACAGACAAACATTGGATATTCTATCATTTTATAAATCTTATTTTCTCGAAATGAATTTCTAAATTCTTCTATAGTTAAATCTCCACCAAACATTTTTAGAGAAGATCTTGGTGGAGCAGGAGTTAAATTAGAATCTAATAAAAATGTACCTGTTAATTTATTATACATAAATTTAACAAGATAATTTGATTTTTTAGAATTTTCATTTCTATATGCAATTAAACATGAAAAACTACAAAATACACCTTTAACTCTAAATTTTTCAACACTTGCATCATATTTATCTGGATTCCCTATTGGTACAGTATCAAACATATGACAACACCACCAACAACATACATCTGTATTATATAACCACTTATCACTACAAACAAATGTTCTCATTAATTCAAAATAACCTTTTTTACGATTATTTACCTGAATATTATCATTTTTATCTATTTCTAAATTATTTACCTGTTCATTTCCAGAAAATTCAACAGAACAAATTTTGTCAAAAATATTATTTTCTTTATGATAATTTTCCAATTTGTTAACAATTATATTATCTTGATGTTCTCTATACTCGATACGTTTTTCATACAATTCCGATAAATTATCTTCATTATCTACAATTTCATTTAAAATAGATTCTTCTTTATCTAATAATTCTTCATATTCCTTTTGAATTTCAGATAAATGTTTATCGTTTTCTGTTTTCAACTTTTCAAAAACATTACTTATAACATCTTTGTTTTCTAAAGATTCTAAATTAATTACATTATCATTTTGTTCCTGTATATCATTATCTCTTACATCCAAATGAAGAATATAATTATTATTATCTTGTAAAACTGTAGTCAATGGAATTTTTTTCCTTATAGACGAACTAAAATATTTTACAGCAGCTTTACGCCCACGCTTTTTTTTCTGCTTTACTTCTTCAATAACAACTTCCTTCTTCTTTCTACCTCTTTTCTTCTTTTCTTCTTGAACCTTGGGAACTTCTTGTAATGTAATATCCTTACGAGGACGTCCTTTTTTACGTTTAACTACAACTACATCTTCGTTTTTATCGTTTATTTCCAACCTTTTTAACGAATCACTTATATTATTCTTTAATTCTTCCATACTATAATATTTTACTTATTTACTTTACTTTTCAATTTTTGTTAATTAATTTTATTAAATTTAATTTCTAAACAAAATATAATATAAATGAATACGTCAGATAATTTAGAGATCGATGACACTTGTCCAAGTATTCTTGACGTACTCGGATTTTTAAAATTCCCAGATATTAAACCAATAGATTTTACTGAAAATGAAAGTACACTTTCACAAGCAACTACATCTATTTACCCAACACCTCTACCTACACCAACAGAATCATCACCGCCAACAGAATCATCACCGCCACCAGAATCATCACCACCACCAGAATCATCACCTACTGAATTATCTTCTTTATCTTCAAAATCAAAATCATTATCATCTTTATCTTCAAACTCTTTACCATTTTCACTATCTAAATCAAAATCAAAATCATTATCATCTATTTCGTCACAATCCGGAAAAGGTTATAAAAAGAACAAAGCAAAACAAACTAGCAAACCAAAAAGAAGCAGCAAACCAAAAAGAACTAGCAAACCAAAAAGAAGCAGCAAACCAAAAAGAACTAGCAAACAGAAAAGAAGCAGCAAACCAAAAAGAACTAGCAAACCAAAAAGAACTAGCAAACAAAAAAGAACTAGCAAACAGAAAAGAACTAGTAAACAGAAAAGAACTAGCAAACAGAAAAGAACTAGCAAACAGAAAAGAACTAGCAAACAGAAAAGAAGCAGCAAAAGGAAACAAAATAAAGTTTAAATAATAGCGATATTAATTAATTTTATTTCGAAGTTTAAATCCAGAACTAACATGCAATTTAAGCATTGAATCTAAAAATTCACAAACAATATCTCCAGCTTCATTACTATAATAAACTTTTCTAATACCGTATCTTGATAATTTATCAATGCACGAATTGCAAGGTCTAGAATTTTTAAGTTTATTTGTCCCTATTCTAATTATAAGTATATCCATTCCCTTTGCTGATTTATTGGGTATTTTACAAAGAGCATCTACTTCAGCATGTATTGTATATTTAATAGTTGTATTTTCAACAGGCTGTTTTTTTATATATTTATTATACCCGAATGACAAAATCTCACCACGTTTTATCAAACAAGCACTGTGCTTATGTTGTAAACTAGAATGCTGTGCGATTTTTTTTAACAAAGTAATATGATGTTCAAAAACATCTTCAAACTTGTGCATTTAATTTTAATTTAAATGTATTTAAAAATCAATTTTTAAAAACTTATATTATTTTTAAAAACTTATATTATTTTTAAAAACTTATATTATTTTTAAAAACTTATATTAAAAACTTATATTAAAAACTTATATTAAAAACTTATATATTTTAATTCTAAATTAAAGCCATATGTTTCATTTTTTTTCCATACATTTCTAATTTCTATCATAGCAGTATTATAATTAATATTTACACGAGGTAATTTAAAAGGTATATTTGATCCAGTTTCAGAGTCATTTACTTGAACAAAATATTTACCATTATTATTTGGCAAATAACATCTTAATGTAAATGTTAAATCATCTTCTGAAAATAAATTATAAATAGTTTTATCAAATGTTTCACTAAACTTTGACCGTAATTCATTTAAAAATACATCATTTATATTTCTTAATAATAAAAGCAATAATAAACTATCCTTTTTAGTAAACTCGAAAACTAAAAATTTTTTATCTACAAATTTAACTTTGGGATTATATAAATTTATACCCATATTTGGTGTAAAATAATAATTACAATTACCTAACAGTTTTTGATTTTTCTTTAAAATCTTGAATGTCTCATTTTCTATTAATTGTTTAATAACATTCGAATTTAATATAATGGTCATTTAAATTATATAATAAATAAAAATCACAAAGTTTACTTACAAAGTTTCTCGAATATCTTTTCTACAAATAGGACAAGTTACTCTTTCATTACATAACCAATTTTTGATACAATCTTTATGAAAATAATGTTTACAAAATAATTTTACGACTTTATCATCTTGTTTATATTCGTCCATACAAACGTTACATTCTAAAGTTTTATATATATTTTCATTATAGGAATTTACTATTTCACAAGGTAATGTGTCAAATTGTTCTTGTGTCAATGTAACTTTAACATCATCGTAATTTGTATCATTATAATTTCCTGTTCCTTCTAATAATATTCCAAATAAATTATTTATTAATGTAGAGTTAATTGTAGAGTTAAATACAGAGTTAAATGTATTTATAGTATTTGTATTCCTTGTATACGGATGATATCTATGATTATCATTTTCATTAATTTCAAGATGCCTACGTATACTATATATATTGTTTATAATTTGAGTATTAATATCAATTACATCACTAACTTCATTTAATCTTGGAGATGTCAATGGTGTGTTATTAATCGCGTCAACCCATTGATCATATATTTCATCAAAGTCATCCATTACTTTAAATATACTTTATCTATGTTAATAATTTAAATTAAATTTTTTATATATACTTGGTAAATTATCATTGTTTTATGTATTTATACAATGCTGAACTATATTTTGGACTTTCTGGTAATTCACCAGACAAAGCTTTATTTATAATTTCTGGTGAATATTGATTAATATATTTCATTACCATATCCTTATCTTCAAATTCCTTTTTTACAAGATCTTCATATATTTTTTTATGTACAACTTTTTCTTGTTGTGAAAAATTACCACTAGTATTTTGTTGATATTCATTTTTATATTCATTTTTATATTTTGATATTTCTGTAGATGTCACTTTGTTTTCTAATATATCATCATGTTTTACTTTTTCTTTTGGTATTATTATTTTACTATTAGGATTTTTTGACGTTTTATAAGAAAACTTGTAATCACCATAATTATTACCCCAATAACCAATACCACTTTCTCCAAAATTATCTCCAGTTATTAATAAACCATTAAATGAGCTTACTAAAGCACAATTTGTCATATCTGATGTATTATATCCCCAAAATCCATCAGTCGTTTTATGAATCATTGATTTTGTAATAACTTTATCTTTATCATCGTCTTGACTATCTTTATTATATTCGAAAATTTTATTAAATTCTTTTGTAGTAAATTTACGATTTTCGAATTGATTACAATATGTTATATCCATACTTTCATAATCTTCTATTCGTTCTATTCTATTATAATCATTACCGTAACCAAAATGATTAGGATCTTTTGAATTTTCAAACGTTTTATTAAAATTATCTAAATCAATATTTTTTTTAATATTGTCTTTTTGTTTACATTTACTATTTGAAAAATTATCTTGTCTTTTATTCTTTATATATTCATACGATTCTGATAATATTTTAAAATACTTTTCATATTTTGCTTTTTTTAATAAATCTGTATATTTATCAGGATGATACTTTTTAACTTTACCTCTAAAAGATTTTTTAATATGTTCTATAGTATCTTCTTTTGTAACATCCAAAATAAAATACGGGTCGTATTGTTTACCATCTATTGTAATAACATTCATTATAATATTATTATAATATTTATTTTAATCCTACTCGCACATTTAATATATGAAATAAAAATCCTTTATACTATCCATTGTTTTTACTTGTTTATAATACAACTACACCTATTGACTTTTTACTCAAAAAACATATATTATAAGATTATATTTTTATAAATATTTTAGTTAATTTTATTGATAATATACTTTCTTAAAACAGTTTTAAAATTATCAGAAAAATATATATTTTCTATACCAATTGATCTTCTTATAATAACATTATCATCCTTTTCATCATTATCGTGATCTTCACCCTTTTCGTTTTTTATTTTGTAAAATAAACATTTTTTTATAATATTACCAGTTAATAAATGCATATATTCTCGAGTAATATCCTTTCCGATTTTATGGTTTAAAACAGATATCATATTTATAATTTTAATACCTTTTATATTTGTATCATCGTGTATAATTTCATTGTAACATCTATATAATAACGTTATTGTATTTCTTTTACAATCCATTTGTCTCCAAACAAGATAATTTAAAACTTCATAATCAATGTCAAATTCTACAAAATGCCCATGAAAATTCAAATCAACATTTGGTTGTATAATAGATAATCGTTTATAAACTTCTATACTAACAACACTAACTATATTTGTAACTATTTTATTTATATCACCATTATATATAAATGTACCCCTCTCATTATAAAAAAACACAACGTTTATTTCATTTTGAAATGTATAAATCAAATGAGGATTAAATTTTGTATAAATCACTTTGCTTGTTTCAAATAAAATATCTTGTATAATATTTAACAACTTTACCTTTTCATTGAAATCAGTTATAATATTTATATATTCAGATAATTGTTTTGATTTAATAGTAATTACAAATGGTTTAAACCCATGACATTGTTTATTATTATTTTTAATATAATTTCTCATACGATTATCTATACGATTAGTTGTTGTACCATCTATTTTTATTAATTTATTTAATGTGTTACTTATTGTATCGTAAAATGACATATTTACAATTTACATTATAATTTTATTTTTAATTTTTAACACTAATTTCTTTTATTATATTAAAAGTAATGTTTTTACAAAATATAAAAGAGCAACCTACAAAATTAATTTTAGAATATATATCACGTTTAAAATACAAAGACATTCAAAAATTATGCCGTAATAATACGCGAATAAACAAAATTTGCAAAGCAAATAAAAATACAATTGCAAAATACGTATTACAAAACGATTATCTGTTTACAAAATTTCCTAATAACATTAATTATACAAATATTATGAAATATATTCAAAATATTCACAATATATTTCCATTTCCATCTACAAATTTAAAAAAAATAACAGAATGGAAAACAAATATACTTGCAGTAAGTAATGGACATTTACAAGTAGTAAAATTTTTAGTTAAAAATGGAGTAAACAATCTTAATCGATCATTTTTAGATTCTGTAAAAAAAGACGAACCAACTATACGACAATCTAGTAATGTACAAATCAAAAACATTTTAAAAAGTAAGATATCTGGTGGAAATGTTAAAAATCCAATTAAAGTTAAAAAACAGAGTAAGACGGTTAATATTAAAAAACCTAGTAAGACGGTTAATATTAAAAAATCTAGTAAGACGGTTAATATTAAAAATATAAATTATAAAGTATTGTCAAATAAAAAAAAAGATTGTATCAAAAAAAAAGTAGGTATAGTAATGAATGAATTAAAAAAAAAAAAATTACATTCATCTAATGGGAAATTAGTAACGAATCCTAAACAAGGTATTGCGATTGCTCTTTCAATTGCTAAAAGAAATTGTTTGTAATTCAAACCGTAATTGACATTTATTTTATATTTTATATTTATATTTATATACATAATATTATTATTATGTATATTTTATTTGAATTGCGTAAATAATAATTATTGTATAATATTAATGCCAAGGTGCTGTACCTATATTTTTAAAAAGGGAACAAAAAAAGGTCAACCGTGTGATGATATGTGTAAATCTGATAATATTTTTTGTCAAAAACACTTGAATAGACCAAAAAAGCATATACAAATAAAAGAATTACCAAAAAAAGAATTACCAAAAAAAGAATTACCAAAAAAAGAATTACCAAAAACTATTATTCATATTAATAAATTGGTAAATAAGAAATTACAAGAGGATAATATTAAAGAAAAAATATTAGAATTATCAACAAATGATCAAAATAAATCTGTAATTTTTAAACATTATAATAATATGAAAAGAACAGATTCAAATAGTACAGAATATTATAAAAATCAACTATTTGTAGATACAAGTTTATCATATCCTTGGTCCAAATATTATGATATAAATAATATTATAAATGAAACTACAACAGATGTTTTTTTAAAAAATATAAAACAAAAATTTGATGATCAAATTCACGGTATGGATAGTGTAAAAAATGAAATATTAAATGTTATTTGTAAATTTATAACAAATCCTACAAGTAATAGAAATAATATAGCATTATATGGCCCAGCCGGTGTAGGAAAAAGTAAATTTATTAAAGTATTATCAGACGTATTAGGTTTACCAATGAAAACTATTTCGTTAGGTGGAATAAAAGATTCTTCATTTTTTTTAGGACACGGGTACGTTTATGTTGAAAGTGGCCCTGGTAAAATTTTACAAAATATTATAGATTCAAAAATAGAAAATCCTATAATATACTTTGATGAACTAGACAAAGTCAGTGAAACTGATAATGGGAAAGATATTTTTTCTTTCCTATGTTACTTAACTGATCCAACTCAAAACAATCGCTTTAGTGACCATTACTTTTACGGAATGAATTTTGATCTATCAAAAGTCTTTTATGTATTTACGTTTAATGATATTAATAAAATAGATAAAATCTTATTAGATCGTTTAAATATCATAAAAGTATCCAACCCTAAAGATGAAGAAATTTTAAAAATTTTACAAAACCATTGTATACCAGAAATTATAAAAAATATTGGAATAAGACTAGAAATTATTTTTACTAACGAATCTATAAATTATATAATAAATTATTGTAAAAATACTATTGACAAATCAATTACAAGTGGTATAAGAGAATATTATAGAATTATAGAAAAAATATTACTAGAATTAAATAAAAACATATTAATGAATAATAATAAATATACATTGTCCTCCATCACAATACAAGATGATGTTTTTCTAAAATTATTTACAAGTATACAACACCAATTAAATAATGAAAATGAAAATACAAGTTTCTCACATATGTATTTGTAGCAACTTTTTATTTTTAAAGTTATTTTAATCGATAATCATTAATTGATTATATATAGAATTGATTTTTGTTTCTGTTTCAATTTCATTAGGTTCTCCTCCAATAGATTTTTCTGCAAATTTTAATTGAACTATCTTCCACATACTACCCACCTTTCCATTATAATACCAAACTTTTACACATTCAATAATAGTTTTACAAATCTTTCCTTTACATAAAATATTATCGATATTAGATTCACTTAATGGAATCTTTTGTTTTTTTTCATCAAATAAAAAACTTTCAAAATTACCATTTTTATCTCTTGACAATTGAAGACGCATTAACTTTGGATATTCACCATTTTCACGCAAAATAGGTGAATATGAAAATTGATCGTTTGCAGTTTCTGTTTTTGAATTAAATAAACTAATATTTTCCTTTACAAGCTTCTGAATCAATTCATCAAAATTCTCAATTGATTTTTTAAAATTAACAGAAATATCACTTTTAGAATTATTTAAAAAACAATCTATATAATATTCTGTAAAATTAGACCATTCTTTTGCTACAAATTTTACACCAAATGGACAATATAATGTAGATGTACAAATTTGAACAGGTTCTTTATTATACATTAATTTTACAGCTCTACCAGATTTACCCAATTTCAAGTTTTCAATATCTAAATTTTGCAAATCAATAACAGTCATCTTTACTATTAACACATTACTTTTATTATTCAATTTTTTTGTATTGTTTTTGATGTTTTTTTGTATTGTTTTTGAATTTTATTTTTAATTGTAAAAAATGAAATTACAAAAAATTGAAATGAAAATACATTTAAATAATTTTAAAAATGTCATTGAAAAGATCATTTGAGGAAGTTGAAAATTCAAATTTAACAAATCAAGAAGTAGAAAAATTAAATAAAGTATATAAAAAAATAATTGACAAATCAGAATCGAATACAGACACTGATTCTTATAGTAACTCTGATTCTACTCAAAGCAGTAATAACAGGAGATTTATTTTTAAAAATGGTAAAAATACCAAAGAAACAACAATGTTATACATGTTTAAAAAATACGAATTATTACAAACAGAATGTAATCAACATAAAAATAAACTATATAAAATGAAAATCCGTGCTCATTCAGAAGAACAGAAACAACATTATAAAAACTTGGAATTTTCTAATTTATTACTAGAAAAAAATCAACTACAACAAGAATTAAAATCTTACAAATATACATCAATCAAATATTACATATCAATTACTGTAAATATACTTCTTGGTGTTGGATTAAGTCTAATATATAACTTTTAAACCACTTGTAATTTAATTAAATCATATATTAATTAAATTTCTTCTTTTTCTAATTATATCCAAGTATATCTATCTCTTAGTCTATTAAATTTTTGTCTTTGAATTGGTGTTAAACTTCTTAATTTTAATTCTTTAATCAAAGATCTCGCCTGGCCATTATCCATTTTGTTTGTACTATTTTTGTTAAGTTTTGTGATTACTTTTGATAATTTATTTAAAATTACTGTAGATGAATGATGTTCGTATAATCCAATATTTGTCATTATATATTAAACAAATAAAAAAAATTCTTAAACATAATTACAATATCTATATATTTTTCATTTACTACTTGTTAACCAAATGTATTTTCTTTACACACAGTTATATATAACATACCAGTATTTTTATCTTGTCTTTCTGCATATACTGTAGATAACAACGATGTAGATGTTGGTAAATTATTATTTATAAATAAATAAATTGCTTCTGATGATTTTAAATTTTCCATTTTCTTTCTTAAAATACATAAAAATTGACCTATTGTAATATCTCCTCCTACTAAAAATTTAGATTTAAGCAATTTTATCTTATTATCATTAGGTCTAACAATAATAGGTATATAATTAGGATATTTTTCTTTTATAACTTCAACTTCTTTACGAATAATAGTATTTTCTTCATCTGTAAAATCAAGTTTATTAAAATCTATAACACTTTTTTTGCGTATATTAATACTAGCTTGTTGCAATGTAATCATACTTACTTCAGCGGCGTCTGTTTTATTCGATGACATCCTTATATATATATAATAACGAAAAAAAAATACAAAAATTACATAATAAATTAAGATCGTTTAATACGTATTGGTTTATAAAAATCTTTATCTGAAAAAATTATACTTGAAATTATTTTTTGCACACCCGTACGTTCTTCTACAAATGATGTTTTTATATTTTCATTACTAATGTCCATTAAAAAAGGAAAATGACGCGTACAAAACGTTTCAAAACTTGCAAGTACATCATGTTTTATATTTGGTTTATTAATTAGTACATAATAATCGTGTAAACTAGGTAATTTATCAATGTCTTGCTTATGAATTATTTTAAATTGTATACATCTTCTTTTTTTATCAGTTTTAGTACCAGAATGTAAAATATCCGCATCAAAAATTATAACAGTTCCAGGATTTACATTTGGTTTAATAGATTTGTTTTTCATATACATCAATCTTGTTTTTTCAAGATGACTACCTGGTATCAAATTCAATCCAGTATTAGAATCATCTAAATATAATATCATCGTATAACTTGGATTTTGCAAATTATTATAATTTCTTGATGACGTATAATCTCTATGATAAGTATGTATTGATGAATTTTCTATCAAATAACTATAATTTATCAATATATAATCTTTTCCCAAGTACCTTTTTATCATATCATGTATATTATCATTTTTTAGTAAAAAGTCTATTATCTTGTTATAATCTAAATTATCCCAGCATACATTTATATAATTTACATCTTCTTTTAATAATACATCATTTATTATCATATAACCTCGCTCTCGTTTTTTATCTTCAATAATAAAATATACCAAATATACATAATATATACAAATCAATACTATCAATGTTAAAAACAAAAATGTCATTATCGACGATATATATAATTCATATATAATTTTTTTTTATAAAAATAATTTTAAAAATTTTTTTATTGTTATATAGTAAAATGGAAGGTCTTCAATTAACAAGTTCTGATTTTAAAGTTACAAAAAATGGTGTATACGTTCATTCAAAAGTAAATGGGGGTAATCCAGGTATGTTATTAATTTTTGCAAATTGGTGCGGACATTGTCAAAGATTTAAACCTACATTTAATCAATTGTGTAAACAATTAGGTGAAGATTTTCCTTGTACATCAATAGAAGATTCTAATTTAGATGATGCCAATTTAAAAAACGCATTGGATTTTAAAGGTTACCCAACTATTAAATTTTTTGACCAAAATGGAAAAATCATAGGCGATTATAATAAAGGAGATAGATCAAAACAAGCATTGTTAGATCATATTTGCGAACTATATCATCATTGTATTTCATATCATTAACTTCACAATATATGTTGATTGTCGTTTATATATAACATTTTATTTATTTAATAAAACTAAATAATATGTTTATAATATCGCAAAGTATTTTGCATAAATCAAAATTGTGCAATTCTGAAAGTATTTCTACTTATTCTATTGCATCTGGTATGGTAGTATATGCTGGTATATACTTGTATCTATTATTTTATAATAACGAATATCTTTCTTTATTTAATAAATTTATAATTTACATTGTCGGTATTGATTTATTACTTTCAACGTTTTATTACTTCAATTCTTCAAAAACACATTCTTATCAAACAAATCAAGATATTTTAAACAATGAACACATTAGTTTACTTAATAATGCACAAGAAGATTTTAGTAATCATACAGATACACACTCGGATAATGAAACTGAAACTGAAACTGAAACTGAAACTGAATCTGAATACGAAATAGAAGAAGATGATCAAGTTGAAACTACACCAAATGCAACTACACTAAATGCAACTACACCAAATGCAACTACACCAAATGCAACTACACCAAATGTAACTACACCAAATGAAACTACACCAAATGAAACTACACCAGATGAAACTACACCAAATGAAACTACACCAGATGAAACTACACCAGATGAAACTACTACAAATCAAGCTAGAGATTTAGAAACTTTAAGTGAACCTATTAAAAAACGTAGAGGTAGAAAACCAAATAGTTTAAAAGTATAGTTTAAAAGTATAGTTTAAATTAATAAATAAAATATTGTAATACTCTATATAACAAGGTTGTATCTATTTTGTTATAATGAATAATATCTTCTGTAGATGGAAAACAAGATAATGTTTTGTTTGCTTTGCATTCTTGTAAAGAAATTTCATTTTTGATAATAGAACACATCGCATCTAATCCATTTTGACATTTTGATTCATAAGATATATTTAAAAAATATTTTGAAACATATTTTAAGGAATAACTTTGTAATGGAACTGTTTTTTTTAAAACATATAATAGATCTATATATTGTATATAATACAACATATTTTCATATCGTAAATACAATTCAGGATATCTTTTCAATGACTTTTCTATAGCATATTTGTCAGCATTACTCCAATGAAACAATAAGACACACATATTAGTTTTTAGCCATTTATTTTCAACAAAATCTAAAAATTTAGTTAAAATATATTTTTCATCAATTTTACAAAGTCTATTTACTGTAAAATCATTATAGCAAATAGAACCTTTATTAACACAAGATACACCTATCATAAACATAACAGATGTATCAATTGATATAGGAAATGTTTTAAAATCATCATATATATCATTGGTAAATTCTACATCAACAAATATACCATTTCTTATTAAATTGTAAATATTATCTCGAGATTTTATGGTAGACTTTAAATTCATTAAAAATTTTCTCCTTAACATTGATTTTTCTTGTTTAGTATATATATGACTTAATCCATTTTCTGTAGATCTATTTTCTGTAGATTCGTTTTCTGTAGATTCATTTTCTGTAGATTCAATTTCTGTAGATTCATTTTCTGTAGATTCATTTTCTGTAGATTCATTTTCTGTAGATTCATTTTCAAAATTACCTGTATTTTTTAATATAGAATGTATATCACGTGTACAATATACACCAAAACAATTTACAATTTTATTACTTTTATCTTTTACATTTGTATATTTTCGTCCAATAAAAACAATTTGATCATTGATATCATCTCTTTGTAATTTTTTAAAATTATTTGTAATTTTTTCTTTTATACGCGAATCTAAACGAGGAATGTATTCATTATCAGATTTTCTAAAATTAATATTTTTATATAATATAAAAACAATACTATATTTTTTAATATCTAAATCAAGATTATAGGTATGATTCAATATGGAATTATTAATTAGTATATAATTATTATTAATATACATGGTAGTTGGTTTTAAAAGCTTTAATTGAAAAACAGTATTTAAATCATATGTTTTTACAAAATGATTAATTACAAGTTTTTGAAATAATTTTACACGTTTATTGATAAATTCCATAACACTGTCTTTTTATTATATATCATTTATTATTTTCATTTTTTTTTTACTTTTACATTTTGTTTATATATTTCAATAGATAAAACCTACCATCATAACCAATAATTGATAAAATTTCTTTTAGTTCTAAAAAAATATCATTATCTGAAAGGTTAGTTTTTACAATAATTGCATTTTTAATAACATTATCATTTAAAAATCCAGGATACTCAATACCTGGTACTAAAACGGAAAGTAATCTCTCATATAATTCATTTATGGTTAATATATTAACTTGTGTAAATAATAAATATTGAAAAGATCTCATTTCAACTTTATTTTATATTACTTTTATAAATTATTTCATTTTTTAATTAAGAATTTTTATATAAATTAATATAAATGAAAGATACAAAAGATATCAAAGATATCAAAGATTCATATGATTTAGTTATTTGTGGATCTGGACCATCTGGATTAGCACTAGCACATTATTGTAGTAATATGGATATTAACAAAAAAATTTTAATAATAGAAAAAGAAAATGATATAGGGGGGTGTCATAGAGTAAGAAGAATACCTGTAAAATATAATAATTCTATACAAAATATTTTTACAGAACATGGTCCAAGAGTATATAGTTCTACTTATAAAGTATTCGCCAAATTATTAGACGATCTAGAATTACAATTTACTGATATATTCACACCTTATAATTTTAATATTAGTACAATTGGAGGTAATACCATATGGAAAGTGTTATCTTATACAGAATTAATGTATCTCGTTATATCATTTTTGCAATTGACATTAAACTATAATTATGGATTACATATTTCAATGTTTGAATTTATGACACAAAATAATTTTAAACAGGACTCAATTGATACAATTGATAGAATATGTAGATTAACAGATGGAGCTACTTCTAATAATTATACATTACATGAATTCTTACAATTATTTAATCAACAAGCGTTTTATACATTATATCAACCAAAATATACAATGGATACTGTATTATTTAAAAAATGGCATAAATATTTGACTTCAAAAAATGTAGATTTTATGCTAAATACAAATGTGGAACGCTTAATAGAAAAACATGGTAATATTAATAGCATAATTACTACATCTGGAGAACAAATATTTGGTAATACCTTTGTAATAGCTACACCACCAATTAATATGGTAAATATTCTTGAAAATTCAAAAGAACCTATAAAAAATGCTTTTGGTGATTTTGAAACTCTTAAACAATGGGCAATTAAAACACGTTATATAGAGTATTTATCAATGACATTTCATTGGGATACTATTCTTAATTTAGATAACGTATATGGGTTCCCTAAAACAGAATGGGGTGTTGCTTTTATTGTATTAACAGACTATATGAAATTTGAAGAAACTATTTCAAAAACTGTTATAAGTTTAGCAGTAACAATAACCGATCAAAAGAGTTCTAGAATTAATAAAACTCCAAATGAATGCTCAGAAACAGAATTAATACAAGAAGTATTTTATCAATTAACTTTAGCATTTCCTAACTTACCTCAACCAACACTTAGTTTATTATCTCCAGGTGTCATTTATAAAAATAACCAATGGATATCTAAAGATACAGCTTTTATATCAACAAGTCAACAACCATTTCTAGATTCATCTAGTAAAACAATAAACAATCTGTATAATTTAGGAACACATAATGGTAATCATCTTTATAAATTTACATCTCTAGAATCTGCAGTTACAAACGGTTTATCACTAGCTACAAAAATATATCCAGTTATACAGACTAAATATACTATAACTTCAAGTATTCAAGTAACAGATGTAATACGTATTATAATCATTATTATATTAATTTATTTTATTTTATTCTGGATTAATAATAAACAAAATACATTTAATGAATAACAATAACGTAAAATCAAATAATATTGATGAAAAGTTAAATTATATTATAGAAAAATTAAACAATATCGATTCTAGATTAACATTAATAGAAAACAGTACTAAAAATATGGATCACCATATTTCATTTGTTGAAAATGTATACGATATTGTAAAACATCCAATGACATCTTTATTAACATTATATTATGGTAAAAATAACCACAATGAATCCATTGAGAATATAAAACGACATAAGCAATTAAAATGATTCGTCTAAAATATACATAAAATATATTTTAGAATATTAAATGAAAGTAGTATTGTATTTTATATTATTAGTTAGTGGTATTCAAGCCTTAAAATTCAAAAATCATCGTAGATACAAGCATATTTTAAAAAAAAGTGACTGTTTACAATTTGATGAACCTGAACCTCAACAACAACATGAACCTGAATCTCAACCTAAACCTCAACCTCAATCTCAACCTCAATCTCAACCTAAACCTCAACAACAATCTGAATCTGAATCTCAACCTGAACCTCAACAACAATCTGAAAAAAACAATAGTGGTGGTTTACAAACTACTAGTAAGGCTACTTTTTATTTTAGAGTTGGACCAGATGTTGAAGGTTGTCCTGCAGTACAGACATTTAATGATGGAATGTCATATGGTCCTTGTAATGGTAATCAAGGTGTAAAATATACAAGTGAGAGTAAATATTGGGCAGCAATAAAAAACGCAAGTGGTAGATGTGGTGAAACTATTACTGTAAATTACAATGGTAAAAGTATGAATCTAAAAGTAATGGATGAATGCCCAGGATGTGGTGAAGATAATCATGTAGATATGGGATTGGATGCATTGATTGAATTAACTGGATCAAAAGAATCTGCTTGTGCAATTGGTACGACTCAACCTATAATTACTTGGTCTTAATTATATATACATCCCTGGAGGAGGACTATCATTTTTGTCTTCGGTAATACTATCTGATAAAAACACATCGATATGTTCTCGTAATATTTTTACAGGTTTATTATCTTGTTTATAATGTGTATATAATGATTTGTACTTTAATCTAATGATATCTTCTTCTGGATCAGTTAATAACAAAGTATTGACTCTAGATATTACAATTTCAAATTTTCTTTTAATATCTCTCATTCCTTGATCTGATCGAGAAGATTCTACTATATAATTAATAGCAGATTCTTCAAACTCTATATCCTGATTAGTAAAACAATATTGTTTAAAGATAGTATTAATTAAATGTGTTTTTGTAATTTCCATTTTTTCTTGAATAGAATAATTATCAACACGAATTTTGAATAATCTGTCAGCTAAAATAGGATCTATTTTACTGGCATCATTATATGTAAAAATGAATAATACTTTAGATAAATCAAATTCTAAACCTGCAAAATACTTATCATAATTGTATTTGTTATTTGTACTAGAATCAGTAAGGTGAATTAAATTTCCTATGATTTCTTTTCCGTGATGTGTTTCTGAGACTTTGTCCAATTCGTCAAATAAAATAATAGGATTTGTACATTTAGTTTCACGGAGTATTTCTATAATTCTTCCAGGGCAACTTCCTACATAGGTAAAACCGTGTCCTGTTAATAAAGAAGAATCTGATTCGCCACCTAAACTAATTGTACGATATGGTCTACCTAATGCTTCAGAAATACTTTTTACGAGAGAAGTTTTACCTAAACCTTTATTCCCGTGTAAACCAATTGCATTAATAGTAAAATCAGGATTTCGAATCATTTGTGTAACAATGTTAAGAACTTGATCCTTTGCGCGTTCTAAAAACGATAAACGTTTATCTAAAACTGTACGTACATTTTTTATAAAATGGTTTGTTTCATTTTCAATTTTGTTATTAATCATAGAATCATAAGGAATCGATAATAAAATGTCCATCCAAGCCTTATATTTTGAATATTCAGAAGTATCATTTGCTTCAAATGAATCCATTACTTCAAGACGTTTATAGGCAACTATTTTGTTATCAAATGACATTTTTGATCTAAGAATTTTTTCTTTATAATTATCAGAATATTGTATATCACCAGCGTATTTTAAAATTTCACGTTCTAATGCTTGAAGTTCTGTATCTTTATATTGTTTAATATTTGATGTTAAAAATTTTAAATTATTTGTATATTCTGGTGTTAATATTTCAGAATTAGTATATTGATGCATCTTTTCTAATAACATTTGTTTTTTAGTAATATCAATATCCATATTTAATATATCTGTAATATTTGGAGCATTAGATTTGTAAACATCCTTTAGTCGTTTTAATTCTTCATTCATATTTTTAATTTCATCAATTGTATATGATGATTTTAGTTTACTTTTTCTATCATCTACAGATACTCGCGTAAAAAAACCTCCATCATATATCGATTTCATATGCTTAAGATATTGATCATATTCATCTTTTGGTTTGTTTTTATATTCTTCATCTTCTTCTTCATCTTCTTCTTCATCATCTTTATTACCTTTAATAAACTTTTCTAAAATATTTTGTATAGTCTGTGTAATTATATTTTCATATTGCGTTTTATCTTCTTGTTTTTCAGATTCTGCATCTGTATTTTCATCAGATTCATTTGTAATTGTATCTTCTTTTGTATTTATATCTTCTTTTGTATTTGTATCTTCATTTGTATTTGTATCTTCATTTGTATTTGTATCTTCAATTGTAATTGTATCTTCAATTGTAATTGTATCTTCCTTTAAACAAGATAAATTAGTTTCACTGGATTCTTTTTCATAATAACATTTATCTGTTTGGATAAATTTATCTTTAAATTGATCGTTTCGTTTTTTTTTTGAAATTCTTACATTAGAAAATTCATTATTGACTTGCAAATTAGAATTGTCATTTGAATTAACATTATCATTTGGATTTATTTCATCGTATTTTCTTTTTTGTAATCTTGTATGTACCATTTGATAACAACTAACTATTGTATTAATATGATAAAATAAAAATAAATCAGTTTTTTTACAAGAGTGTGTTTAATTATTTTACATAAAATAATGTTTTATTATAAAAAATATGTCAGATAATATTGTAACTATATTAGGATATAGTTTATTTGCTTTATCCGAACTTCTACCATTATTACCAATGCCAGCAAATGGATTTTTACATAGTATAGCTATTGGATTAAAAAATAGCTTTTCTAATAAACCAGTTTCTACAGATATTGAAATAGCACAAAATTTATTAATTTCAAGACCAAATATGCCAAATATTATTTCAACATTAGAAGGTAATAACATCTTGATAAATTCAATCAAGATATTAAACGATAATCCACAGTTGTTGGCGCAAATAAATACACTTGCATACGATAAAAATTTGCGATTTATTAATACATTGTTAATTAATAATCCAGATATTATTAATAAAATTAAAGACCTGATTATTAATACAATCAATAATACATCTAAACCTCAACAAATATCTTTACCTAATTCTCAACAAATATCTTTATCTGATCCTCAACAAGAAAATATTACTATTTCACTTTAATTTCATAGATTTGTAATTCTTACCAAAATGTTTGTTTAATAAGTTTATGTTTTTTTTAGAATTTACCCACTTAAAAGCAGAATCTCCACCCCAAATTAAATACGCTATAATACCTCTTTTATTATGCCATTCTTTACTCTTTGGACGACCATTATCAAACCACTTTTTATAAGTTGGATAACTTGTTATTATATGCCGTGCAAACCAAGCTCTCATGTATTTAAGATCTTCTATAGGTATATATTCTCGTGTAGACAATTGATGAGCTCGTTTCCAACCAGTTTCAACACCACCCTTAAAACCTAATTTTGCAAGTTTATAAGAATATAAAGCAACTTTTTTTACAGATTCTGGTATTTTTACCATAACACTACTTCTTTTACCATAATATTGACTTTTACCTCCATACAGAGGTGTTAAACATAAAGGACCTGTACATCCACCATTTTGTTTGCAATTTTCTGTACATTTTCTTTTTTTATTATCTTTATTGTTATTGTCATTGTTATTGTCATTGTTATTGTCATTGTCATTGTCATTGTCATTGTCATTGTCATTGTCATTGTCATTGTCATCAAAAAGCCATTTGTATTCTGGACCACTAAATGTTTCTTGAAATAATTTATTAGCTTTACAATTTTCTGTACATTTTCTCTTTTTATTTTCTTTATTTTCAAAAAGCCATTCGTATTCTTTACCACTAAACTGCCTTTCAAATAATTTACTAGCTTTATCCATATCTATTCCAATGTGTTCTTGTAAATTATGTTTGTGTACATCAAATTCATCTTTACCTATATAATTACAACTTTCGCATTTAATTCCACCTCCAAATTTTATATTTTTAGACCCACGTACTATACTTTTTTGTTTTTTAGCCTTGTTTATACTACTTTTCTTTAATTGTTTATATGTTTTTGGAGTTTTAAAAGACACTCTTTTGCTAGGCCTACACAGAGGATATTTTTCCTTTGATTGTTTAACACTAGGTCTACCGCAAGATTTATATCCAATAACTTTTCCATTAGAATTTTTTATTGGCCTATTTAAATCAACCCATTTTTCTTTATACCATCTACGTAATCCTGGAGATTTTATCGATGGACGTTTACCACTATATTTTCCACCCAAACGCTTATATTCTTTAACTATCCAACTAGATCTATAAATACCAGTTTTTGAATCAAATTTATCATCTGCTTTTTTTTTTATTTTATCATATAGCTTTTTATCAAGTGGTTTTGACATTATTATTACTTTATACAAATAAATTAATAATTATTAATTTATAATTAATTTAACATTATCAAAATGTATACTCAGAGTAAATAGAATAATCAGAGTAACTAGAATATACAGAGTACCCGGAATACACGGAGTATTTATCAGAATTTTTTGTACTATAATAATACATATCATTATTTATATCATATTGAAAATGACTTGTAATATAATTATCATTTGTAATTTTTACTACATCATCTTCTTTATCGTTATTTAAATAGTAATCGTATATTTCATGTAATATATCACTTTCTTTTTGTATAACTTGTTTATTTGTATTATTTGTATTTGTACTTATATTATTATTATTTGTACTTGTATTATTTGTATTTGTATTATTTGTATTATTTTTATTTGTATTTGTAGTTGTATTATTTATATTTGTATTTGTATAAATATTCATATATTCTGGTACAAGTACTGTAACATATGCTTTTTTATCTACACTATAATACGTTATTGGTTTAGTTTTAGTACATATCTCATCAAATGTTTGTTCTATAAAAACAGGTTCTGATAATATTCTGTTTTTTTTTTTAAGAATCTTAAATACCATAAGAAATTTAAATAATAATTAAAATTCATTTTTTATTTCTATATAATAGTATATTAAAATGTCAAAGCATTTACTTCGCGAATTATTGGGATTAAACAAAAGTTCAGATAATAAAACAAAGGACGCACAAATTTATAGCACTGATAAAGGTCGCGATGTTATTGTAAAAATACCAAGTCACATGGAAATTTCATCATTATCTTCTTTACCTACTAGTTATAAATTAAATAATACATCCAATGATGATTTGTCAGATGTTTCTACTCCATTGTTATTCAAAACATTAAATACTAAATCTAAAAATGGAAATGAACTCGAATTTTTTAGTACAGATAAAAATAAAGTGGTAAGTATGCCAGCATCAAATAAATTAAGAATTTTAAAAAATTTGTCAGATTTAAGTACTTTAACTACTAATCAAATTCCAAGTCAAGATGAAAAGGATTCTGATACAAATGAATTCTATAGTACAGATAAAAATAGAATGGTAAGGATGCCAGCATCTAATAAATTAAGAATTATAACTAATTTGTCAGAGTTAAACCCGAATAAATTAAGCCCAAATCAAAATGAAAAAGAATCAGACACAAGTGGTATTTATTCCGATATAGATTCTGATATGTATTCTGATATTTATTCTGATATAGATTCTGATATGTATTCTGATATTTATGATATGTATTCTGATAATTCAAGTATTTTATCAAATGATTTATCAAATAAATCATCGTACAATTCCAACCAAGAAACTTCTCACGACTCCTTTTTTGATATTTTAAATAGCTATAATGGTAATTCTAAACCAAGCTCTAGCAAAAGTAGTTCTATATCAAGTTCTGATTCAGAATACAATATATTTAAATCAAGTCATAGAGATAGCCCAAGCTCTAGCAAAGGTAGTTCTATATCAAGTTCTGATTCAGAATACAATATATTTAAATCAAATTATAGAGATAGCCCAAGCTCTAGCAAAAGTAGTTCTATATCAAGTTCTGATTCAGAATACAATATATTTAAATCCAGTAATATAAATTAATGTATTTGTATTTTAATAGATTTGTATTTTAATGGATTTGTATTTTAATGGATTTGTATTTTAATGTATTTGTATACTTTAATATACTTTTTTTACTTTTTTTACTTTTTTTACTTTTTTTATTTTTTTTACTTTTTAAAAATACCCTTCTGGTTGTGGTTCTGGCTGTGGTGGTGGTGGTGGATTTTGTAAATCACAAGATTCCCATAATTCTTCTACTAATAATTTTAAAACAATATAACTTATATTGAAAACATCTTTAATTTTATTTCTACGTTCATTTTCGGTTATATCATTTCGTTCATATTCTCCTTGTAAATTATTTAATCCATTATAAAAATCATAATAATTTCTTATTTTAGGATTAGCTGCTTGTAAATCAGACATTTCATTTTTACGTTTTGTATTAAAATGTTCTTCACTTGTAGAATTATAATTTCTATATTCTGGTAAATTCATTGGCATTTTTTCAGATAATAATAAAGATGCATAATATTGTATTAACCCGTGAGCATCTTTGAGAATTTCTATTTTAGTATTAAATTCGTCTTTTTTATATGTACATACATTTTCTAAAACAACAGGAGTTATTGTAGGAGCTGATGCGGTACCACCCATTACTTTTATATAAGATATCAAGAAATTAAATATAAAAAATAAAAATACAAGTTTTTATTTGTTATACACATTTATTATACATTATATTTTAATGTTATACACTTATTATTACCAACAATAATTGTAAATTTTTTATGAAATACTGGATATTTATCTTTTGTATACAATATTGGATATGATTCTAATATTCCATTTTCGTAACATTCTTTTATACCAACTCTATATTTATAATTTTGTTTATACGATAATGAATTAAAAGCATTTGTATTATGTTGTGATTTTGCATTAGAAAAGAAATCTCTAGACATTTTTAATCGTAATCCGTAATATTGGTCATTAAATCTATAAATATGAGGGTCGTGTTTTTCAATATAATTATGAATAGTTTCATCATTTTGTTGAATATCATTTGGTACTATAACTAGACTGATTGTATAAACATCACCTTGTTCGAATTCAAAACAAGTATTTTGCAAAACAGCTAATCCGTCATCATCATAATATTTTTGATAATTTGTTATCATATATTTAGATTCAAATGTTTGTAATTGTCCATCTAAATGTTGATAACTTGTTGTATTTTCTACAGGAAAACATCCAACTTGTGTGCATTTACTTTCTATAATAATTTTTACATCATCGTTAAGGTTACCAGGTATTAATAATTTTTGAACATCAGTTTGTAATTGATTTAGTAAATCAAGATATTTTTTATTTTCATTAGTAGTTTCATTTTTATTATCTGTGTAAATAATTGTTTCTCCTAAATTTGCTATACATCCACCTATATTTACACCTAATTCAACTTTTACAACATCTCCTGTTTTTATTGTATTATATTCATCCATATCCCTTTCGTAAATATAATACCCAACACAATCATTTAATGATATATTAGTCGCAAATGCAACTCCTTTTACAGTTTCTCGTTTATAAATTTTATCACATTCTTCTTTAATTCTAGTGTCACCATATTCACATAAACTAGTTACACTCAACATTTCACTTGAACGGATTTTTGAAAAAATTTCTTTAATTACTAAACCACAAATTTTTGCACAAGTATTGTATTTAGTAAGATCTTGTTCTGAAATTTTATCAATCATTTTCATTATACAATTCGTTTTTAAATAATATTACAATTAAAAACGAATAATTTGTTTAATTACTACCAGAAAATTTTTTAAACCATTTTTTAATATCACTTATATTTAGCCATATTGATTCAGTTGATCTTTTTGTAATTTCATCTGGATTAAATATATCAGATGTTATCAAGTTATTTAACAATAAATTTTCAATATTGTCATTTATTATTTCAGTTGATATATTATCTAATATAAAATCCAAATTTTCATCTGGATATTTTATATATTCTTTTAATATAATTTTTATAGCATTGATTTTTTGTAATCGTGACATTTCTGGATTTTTATTAATTTGTTGTATTGTATTTTTAACATCGTCTCTTTTAGATATATCTTGTCCTAATTGTTTTTTAATATCATATATTTTTAATTTATAATTATCTATTTTAGAATTCCATTCTACGGCTTCATCGTGTTTGTCTATTACTCCAGATAAATATTGGTCAACATCATAATAATATTTTATTGGTAAAATTGGTAATGTAATTTTATTAGTAATTTCTGATCTTCGAACTGGAACAATTTGACCAAAATTTGTTAAAACACCTGTATAATAACTGTTTTGTATTGTCATACCTAATAATTTCATTTTAGGTTGGATTGAAGATTGATTAAACGTATCGAGATATTCGATTAATTTTTCAATATTTATTGCTTTATCCTTTAATATAAAATCAGTAAATGAAAATACTTTAATATTATTTTCAATACCTGTTTCTTTAACAGGAATTATAAATCCACGTCGTGTTACCAAAAAATTAATTTTATTAAACTCATTTCTCATTTGATACATTATATTATCATCGGTGTCTTTTAATATACTTATTACATATTTTGCATCATATAATTCATCATAAGGATATTTGTCAGGAAAATGAACTTGTTTAATACAAGAAGATTTATAATAATCTAAAAAGAATTTGACAATTGGTGTTTTAGTATTATCATATGTAAACAAAAAATTTATAATAGGAGTCTCCTTTTCTTTTATTTGTATTTTTTCAGACTGGCTATTCCAATGTGTAGCTGAATTAGAGACAATTATTTCAAATGCATTTTGTTTTTTAATCAAGAATAAAAATGGTTTAGTAAGATCCTGATGCATATCGAAATTACATACTAAGCGCATATCTTCATATTCAAATTTTATTTTCGATAATGTTTCCACATATGGTATATCAATAATCATTATATTACAAGATAAAGCTATTTGTACTAAATCAAGTAAATCTGTCCAATGAATTGGTGTTTCACTGTTAATTTCGTTTACATAATTATCTACTGTACCATATTTCAAACTTATATTACCATTATTAAGTTTTAAAAAAGTTTCTGGATGTTGTTTTATATAATTTACCAAGGTTCTTCGTAACTCATAAGCACTATCTATTTTTAATTGTGAATTATCACTTATTGATTCTACAATACAATTTAAAAATGAAAAATCATTTTGATTAACACCCCAACGCAAAAATGCACCAGATTCACCAGAATTATTATTTATGATTTCATTTAACAATTTATTTAATCCAGGTTGCAATATACCTAATCTTTTATATCCTAACAATTTATCAGTTGTCAAAATATGTTGTTTTATAGTTCCCCGTTCCTTTTTTTTAGCTCTATATATAGTTTGTGCATTTTCAAAACAACAAGGATAAGAATTTGCATTATATCCAAATGTTTTATGTTTTTTATGATGTTTACATGGAGCATGTAAATCAGATTTATCTCTTCTGTGTAAATTAGGAATATTTAAACAAGTATTTTTATTAGGATTAGTTTTGATTTGTAATAATGGAACTTCTGCAAGCCAAATACTTTCATCTTTATCGTTTTTTTCATCTTTATTTATAGTTTCTACTAAATCTGTATTATGTATATGAATTAATGGGAAATTTTCATTTGTATTATCATAATAAAAGTATCTAGATTTTGATAAATCAAAGTCTTCTATATATTCAGATGTTACTTTTATAACATATGTAGTAAAAGTTTTACCATTAGAATCTTGTATATCAATTGTAAAATTACTAGGTTGAACCTTTATATCCATTATTTTACTACTTATTAAACTTTCTAAACCCTTACCTGGATTTTTAAAACAACAAGGTATATCTCCTGTAGTTAAACCGGGATATTTATGTGTAATATTATCACACAAATATTTATTACCTTTATATATCATTACAAGATCTGGATTTTTTATTTCAGTTTCATTATTTATTATTGGTTGACGTTGTTTTTGACATTTCGTAGAAGAAGTTTTAGCACCTTGTTGTCTTAAAAGTTTTACATTTTGCGTCCTTTGTTTAATTATTTGTTCTTCATCTTCATCATCAGAATCTTCAAAAATATTACTTTTTAAATCGGCTGATAATTCTGATAAAACAAAAATTTCATCTACAATTACCTTTAACTGATTTATATTATATCCACCGTAAATTGTAATAGTACTAGAATTTAACTTGTATGGATTATCTTGAATATTTACTGTAATTCCTAAACGTTCACTGTCATCATCTACATTACGTTTTCCAAATCTTTTATAGTACATTGATATCATATCATTTTTAATATCTTTTGATTCAAATAATCTAGATCCTTCAAATCTTGTCAATATTTTTTCAAACTTTGATTTTTTTATTTTAACCGATGTTTCTAAAATAGAATTAATAGACGACACTGTAATACTAGAATTATCAGTATCTTGCAAATGTCTCGATTTAGAAAATACACCATGTAAACCATTTAATACATCAATTATATCATCTACTGCATCCCTTATTGTTTCTATAATTTTATTAATTGATTTTTGATCATCTTCATCTTCGAAATTTACTTTAACAGTTATTAACCCATTTTCATTAATGAGTAAAGTTATGTAATTATTTTGAGATTTTGTTGTTTGAAAACACAAGTATTTTATCATTAAACCACGTACCTTTTTATAAGATGCCTTTTTCAACTTTTTCTTTTCGTTTAAAATCCAAGATTTTATAGAATTTTCTGATAAATCATTTACCAATTTATTATATATTTTAATTTTTGGATCTCGTCTTGGACTATCATTAAATGCTATTAATGGAATATTATCAGATAATTCTAATAAATTAAATATTTGTTGTAATTTTATAAATTTTCCTTCAACACCCTCTTCGTAATCATTATTTTTTATAACTAAATTGATGTTTGTATAATTAAAATTTGGTAAATTAATTAAAGTAGAGATATTTTCATAATATTTCGTAGGATTAAAAACATAAACAGCATTGTAAAAATTAGATAAACTATCAATTTCTTTTTTTAATTGTTTTGTAGAAATTATATATGCATCCTTTACTTTATTAAAAAAAGCTTGTATATCATTCATTAAATTTTCATTTTCATCACTACTAATAATAGAACTAGAAGAACTACGATTTAAGTTGAAAAATTTCATTTTTATCATTATATATAAATCATCAATTGTTAAATCTATAAAGTCCACTGCTAATTTTTCATATAAAGATGTAAGTGTATCATCGTCTGTTTTAATTTTATTATATAAATCAAATGGATCTAAATTAAATTCTAGATAAGTATCTTGGTTAATTATATTTGAAATAGAAGTTATATAAATTTCAGGATGATTTGGCAATTCATCATAAAAAAAGACTAAACAATTATTATCATTAATTGTTTTTAATTCACCATTATTTTGAAGAATTTCTATCTTTACAAAATTAGGATAATAAGCCAATGTTTCATTATAAAAATCATCTGTATTTGCAAAAATTTTATCCTTTATTTCATGTATAGTATCGTCTATCAAAATACCATAACCTTTACCATTTTTATTAAGAGAAATATCTAAAGATTTATCAATTACATTAATTCCTAATGTCATGTAATTACTTACATTTTGTAAAGAAATAAACTTTTTACAATTTATATATACAATTTACATATAAATTATCATGAAAAATTATTTGGTTTACTTTTATTTAGTTGTATATTTTTTATAAGACATTTTAATTTATACAAATAGTCTTTTTTTAATATCTTTTTTAACACTATTACATAATTCAAAAAAATTATCTGTTGCAAATTTTATTTGTTCGTTAGTTTTAAAACCTGTACCAATAACATTTCCGCTTTGAAAAATTAAAAATGTTATATTTACACAAGTACATTTACTTGTACATTCACAAAAACCAAATTTACTATTTTTTTGTAAAGGAATTTTATAAATTAATTTTATACCAGAATATGATTCTGGTTTATACTTGCAAATATAATTCATACTAATTAATCGTTCATAAAAACGTTGTCTATTAATCTCGTAATTAATGTTAAAATATACATTCATACAATTAACATTCAAGTCAAATGTTTCATCAGATGCCACTGTATAATTATTATCGATAAACGGGTTACAATTATAATCTATTTCAAAAATTTCAGGTTTTTGTGATACATCTGTTAGTTTACTATCATCTATATTATATGTAATTTTTCCTATAATTGTATCATTATTATGATAAATCAAACCATTTTCTGTATCAAAATATATATTATTATTTCTTTTATAAAATTTGTTACGATTTTTCAACAATTCAATTTTTGAAAATCCTATAAATTCACCATTTAAATTATGAATAAAATGTCGTCTTTGAGTTTCTATTTTTTCAGTTATAAACATATTTGTTTTACTATCAATAAGAAATTCCTTTTTGTTAATAGTATATCTTTTTGATTCAACATCTTTACGATATCCAATAATTTGATGAGGTGAATAAGAATATACTAAATTATCCTTATCAACTAAAATATTATTCAAATCCTTTGTAATAAGAATTACATCCGTTTTACTTCGAATACTATTTAATTTCTCATAAATTTGTCTGGTTACAATTGTACCTTCATCTATAGATTTACATCCTGTTAAATGTAAACTACCATTACCAAATAATTTAACATTTACATTATTTCCATTATTGTTAATAATTATAGATATTTGATTGTAAAATAACGTCTTGTTTATCTTTTCTGCATTTTTTATCTTTGCCTTTTTATATATTGTAGTACAATATTTACCTTTCATAATACTTAAATCAGCATAATTATATTTAATCCCAATTATATCATTATCTATGTCTAAATATTTACCAATATTCGTCAAATTTAATTGACAATTTGGAAATTTAGTAGACAATGTTACAGTAGAAATTTTTACATCCATTTATATTCCAATTTGTATTTCAATATTTACTTTTTTATTCAATTTTCTTTAAATATGTTTATAGTCTTTTAAACATTTTTTTAATATTTTTGTATATTTTTTTTTTATATATTGTTGTATATTTTTTTATATAGTTATTATATAACGATGATAAAAATAACTGATTTAGCAATATTAACATTAGTTTTATTTGTATTTTACTATTTGCTTAATCTAAATAAAAAAGAACATTTAGATGCAGTTGTTGTTACAAATGCATTTTCTGATTTAAGATGTGTAAGTGATGATTTACCTATAGTTCGTTTAATTGATAATAAATCAGTACAATGTTTAAGTAAAAATGAAAATGATACACAAAATTGTATGATGAGAAGTGATTTTGCGATTGGAGCGAATATTAAATGCAATGATATAAATACACATTTGGTAAAACAAATACGAGATAAAAATTCTCCAGTTACAAAAGTATATAATAACTTGGAATCAAATACTAACTACAATTTACTTACTTGTAATCCAGAAGCAATGAATGATCCATCCCATTGGTGTGGTAAAATTTATAATGTTGTAAAAAATGAGAAATGCAATTCAAATGAAGGTAAATATGGATTATGGGTAAATCCTTGTAAACAAATGCCGGAATATGCTGCTTCTAGTCCAAAAGGATCTAAAACTTCAATAGTTAATAAAACACAAATATTACAAGCAAAAGCAGAAGCAAAATTAAATTCAGATATTAGTAGAAATAAAGGATTATGTGGATCTATTAAAAATTGTTCTGACGAATTAACTACTGGAGGTGGAAGAGGAGCAGTAACTTGTCGTTTTAAAAATGAAGGAAATGGTAATGTTGCAATGTATGATAAAGCTAATAAAAAAGTATGGGAATCTGGTACTACTGGTAAGGGATCTGGACCTTATAAATTAATATTACAAGAAGATGGCAACTTGGTTTTATCAGACAAAAATTCACAAATAATTTGGGAATCAAAATCTCGATCATCAAGTTCTTCTCGATTAAATAGAGCAAATTTATTAGAACGAAGTGGTTCGTGTGTATTAGATATTACTGATAAAGATAATAAATTAATCACTTCAATTCCAAAAGTCTAATTTACATGGCGATTTTTCTTATAAATTATATTGTATTATATAAATTATATTATATTATATGTATTATATGTATTGTATGTATTATATAAATTAGATTGTATTATATAAATTATATTATATTATATGTATTGTATGTATTATATAAATTAGATTGTATTATATTGAGGTAGTTTCATTATATTCAGTTAATTGAACATTAATGCGTTTTAATTTTTTATAAACAGTTTTAAAATAAATAGGTAATAAATCATAATAATGACAATCGTATTCTAATAATAGTTTAGTTAAATAAATCCATCTTTTTGTGGAAATATCATCAACTGCAGCTTGTAGTAAAAGAATTCTGTCCATTATAAAAAACAATAACTTATTTAAATAAATAGAATCTAAACAATTATTTCTAATCATTTGTTCAATCAATTTTATATCAAAATATTCATTGGTTTCGTTTATAAATACTTGATTATTTGGTGTTAAAATATTAATCGAATCTCTTATTTCTATTAATAAATTTACAATCCATTGAATATCTTGTTCATTTAACATATTAGATTCAAATCTCATAATTGATTCTCGAAACAATTCCCAAAATGTTTTTTCAATCATATTTTCCAATTCATTTTCTGCATCGGTATCAGTATTGGTATTTGTATCATTTGACTGTAAGTTTAATTGGTACTTATTAATAATAATTTCCTTTCGTCTTTGAATAAATTCTTGTTTTGAATTAATTTGAGTTTTAATCTCATCAGTGAAATCCATGGATTTATATATATCTAAATCTTTTAATGAATTGTTAAAAAAATCGTTTAATTTTATTGCATCAAGACGTTTCCATTCATTAAATTTTTCATTGAAATCATTATATTCTATTAAAAATTCATTACTATCCGAATTAGTTTCAAATAAATCAATTAGTCTTTCACTTTTATATTGAATCAATAATTCTAATAATTCATCTGATTTATAAAACAATTCGTCACTAAATTGATGAATCATATATGCCAATAATATGATTTTTGGATTTAATCGGTTTTTTAATAGGTCTTTAAAAAAAACCAACGTATCAGTTTTATTGATTAATTTTGAAAACTCTGAAAATGTAAAATTTTTTAAATTGGATTTTTTAATATTTTCCATTATAAATATAATAAATTTTATTTTTTTCAATTTTTCATTATAAGTCAATTTTATTACAACGAGTAAAATTATCAATAATAACATGAATTTTCATAATAGTATTTAGATAATATATACCAATACTTGAAAATAAATGCCAAAAAGCATGTAATTTCAATGGTTCTACATATTTGCAAAACATATTTTCAATACACCATACTGTAATACTTACTCCATAAAATTTCAAACCTAATCGAATAGTATATTTTAATTCAGCTCTATATTTTATATATTGTTTAATATTGGTTTGAACAATATGTAACAAAGTTGATTGATCATAAATAGGCCCTTTATTTTTATTAACCAAATGATTTGTCCTTTGATTTAACAAGCTATTATTGTAAGATTTTTTTATTTGTCGTTGTTTTCTCAACATTGATTGATT